GTGCCTGGTGCCGAGAGAGGTCGCAGGCCGGCCGTCCCTGAGAGCGCCCCTGTGGCCCGCGTAGAGCGTGTGGAGCCCCGCCGGCCAGCTGCTCCGCCCCCGCCTCCTCCGCCGGCGCCTGGTGCCAGCTGGACGCCTGAGGAGCTGTCTGCCATCGAGCAGATCGTCGAGATGGCCCTCGAGCGCCATGACGTCCAGTCCAAGGGGGACATGTTCCGGGCCGCGTCGACGATGATCGACACCAAGGTGCGCGATCGGACTCGCAAGCTGCAGATGCGGGAGATCGCCGCGTGGGTGGCGTTCGCGGTCGCGATCATGTCATTCGTCGTCAAGGAGGGGGTCCGCATCGCGCGGGACGTCGAGGCGGAGGCTGAGGTGGCGCCGCCTATCACGATCCCCGTGGAGGTCCCGGTGCCGTCGCAGGATGCCGCCGCCCTCGAGCGGATGGCTGCGGAGCTCGCTGCTATGCGAGCCAAGCTCGACGAGCCTGAGCCTGAGCCGGCTCCGAAGTCGAAAGGGAGGCGATGATGGCTGCGGCAGATTTGAGAATCGCGAAGGTGGAGCATGCGGTCGAGCGACTGCGCGACGGCGTGCAGGATGGGGTGTTGCAGCTCCGGGGGATTGCGGACGAGGTCGAGGCGCACGGCGGGCTTGAGGCAGAGGCCATACGCTTGCGCACGATCGCGTGCATTCTCGAAAGCGCCGAGGATGTGCCGGACGCCATCCGGTTCACCGCCCCGGCCATCGCTGCCATTGGCGAGCGGTTGCATGAGGCGGAGATCTCGGTCGAGGGTTACGACCTGCGCATGCTCGCCCGCGTGCTGATCGGGCGCGTCGTCGCAGCAGACCAGGCCCGCACCGGCGGACCGTGGTGATCAGGGCCCCTGCAGCTGCAGGGCGTCCCAGATCATCATCGGCCGCCGCATCGCGTCCCTGACCTCGACCCAATCGACGCGGTTATGTCGCTCCCAAAACGCGCCAAACCCCTTGTCGTGGCGCTCGCGATGATGGTCGCCACACAGCGGAATGCAGTCCGCATCCAACTCCGCCCGGTCGCGCCCGCGGTTCGACACGTGGCCGATCGGTAGCTCGTGATGGGATTCGGTGCGGGAGCGCTGCCGCTCCCCGTAGGCCAGGCAGACACAGCACACCGACTGCCTGCACCTAGCTGATTGCTCACCGTGGGCGGGGTCACTCATCGGGTAGGACCTCGATGAGTGTGACTTGCACACGCGGGCGTGCGCAGTCGTAACGCTTCTCGGCGTGCACGGCATCGATGCGGACGTCGTCGTCCAGCGCTCCTACTTGCTGCAGCCCGTCGAGGATGCAGGACACCGGAGCGTCGACGTCACCCATCGCGAACGACAGATCGTCCATGTGTCTTTCGCGCGCCCAGTAGGAGACGATCTGAATGGACCAGGCGCCCGAGGCGATCGGTCGCTCGCGTGTCCCCACCCATGCCAGGGCCAGCCGGGCCCACCACTCACGCGTGTCTTTGTGCGTGACGAGCCGCGGCCTTGCCCCGCCCACGACGGCGATCCTGCGGTTTTTCCGGGGCGGAGGCCCTGGGACCTCGAGGTCGATGCGGCGCAGCCCAGGCGATGGTGCAGGCTTGGGCGCATGCAGCTGCTCATCACCCCTGCCATCGTCGCTTTGGTCGGCCTGCTCGTTTACGCGCTCGGGCCCTCGCGTGCGCAGACTCCCGGCCTGTATGCGTTTGCCGTCGGCCTGCTTGTCATGCTGTTGCACACGAGCGCGGTCTGGCGCCTTTGACGTCTTCATTCGGCCGCCTCCGGTAGCGGCATCTCAGGCGGCTCATGTGTGGCCCAGAACAGGGAGCACCGCTCGGCAAACCGGTCGAATGCGTCGTCGATCTCCGACGGGTCAAGGTGAATGCGCTGACAGTGCCTCGCCTTGCGCCACACGGTGTCTGTGGGCATGAGGCACTGAGGGCAGTCGCTCTCGTACGTCAGCGTCGACTCCCACTCGCAGGACGGGCAGCGCAGGCGCCACTGCTCAAGGGCGATGATGACCGCCCCGCGGTCGATGCGAGGGAAGTCTGGGTAGCAGAAGCCCACGGCGCGCACGTACAGCGCGACCTGCTGTTCGTAATTGGCGATCCACTCGCGGCGTTTGGGGCGCCGAGCTGTCTTCCAGTCGATGATCGTCGGCCGGGTCATGTAGTCGCACGCGATGTCGAGACGCGAGGCGACGCGTAGCTCGGGGTGCACGATGGGCAGCTCGCGGCCGTAGACCTCTTGGATGTCACAGAGGACGCCGTGCACGGACTGCCCCCACGTCGAGGTGGGCAGGCGACGGTCGATGCACCATTGCTCGATCTCGTCGTTGAGCTGGTGCCCGCGCTCGGCTCCCCGGTCGCGATGCAGGGTGGGCATGGTGACGGTGCGGTGCAGGTGCTCCGCCTCACTCTCGCCGTGCTTACGCTCTTTCCAGCGTGTGAGGTTGCCACCCTCGATGTCCGTTGCGGAGAGCACCGAGGTGACAGACGGGAGCCACTCCCCTGATATCGGGTACCAGCGGATACCGTCATGGACGACGGGTTGTACGTTGGGGTCGATGAGGAGTCTCATGTGATCGAGACCTCGCAACCGTGAACGATCTCCGCGCGCAGGCGCTGTAGCTCGGCGATGGCGCGTGCGAGTGCTCGGAGGTTGGGGCCATCGTCGTATCGAAGGGTGACCTGTAGGCCACGCACGCGGCGGTCGATCAAAAAAATGACGTCGTGAACGGTGGCCGCAAATTGCTTATCCATGTCACTTCCTTTCTTGCCGCAGCTGCAGCATTTGATTGGGGTCGTGGCCGCGCACCTCGCGTATGGCCACGGCGCGTCCCTCAGCCTTGAGGCGCCTCGCTAAGCTCTGTGCAGCTCTACGCCCCGGCTCGTCCTGGTCAGGGGCAATCGTCGCCCATTGCAGCTCGGGTGGTAGCTCGAGGCTCACCATCCCCGAGCATCCCAGCGTCGCCCATCCGCACAAGTCGGGCCACAGCGCTCCGGCCGCGAGAGCGTCCTCGACCCCCTCACAGATGACGACGTCCTCAGCGCTGCCGCATCGCACAGCGCCGCCGGTCGCAGGGCCCAGCGACAGCCGGGCGGGTCTCACATCGGCCTTGTGGCCATCGCTGGTCACCCAGGTTCGCTGTACGGCGACGGGACGAGAGTCGACACTGCGGATCAAGGCGACCATCGCAGGGCCGACGTGTCCGCTGGGATGGCGTGCACTGGCGAGCGTGCGCAGGTCGGCAGGCCATCCATCCGGCGGCGTGGGAATCCCACGACGGTGGAGGTACGTCGCGACGGGGTCGCCGTCACAGATGGGTGTGGCCCGCGAGAACAGCCGGCACGCGGCGAAGCGGGCCTCTTCGAGGCGCTGCGCAACGACGTCGGGGTCGGCTGTGACTGGCGTGAAGTCATCGACGGTGCCGCGCTCATCGCACCGCCAGCAGCGGCGACGCCCTGTAGACATGTCGACCAGTAGCGCATCGTCCCTCCCCCCCTTTGAACAGGAGGGGCAGGGACCGCGCCAGTAGCGTCCGGCGTAGACGCGGCCGGTGGAAAGGTCAATGCGCATGCAGTGCACGTGCAGCCCTCAAGAGCGTGACGCGTACGATTCGAGGCATGGGCCAGTCGCAGTGCAGCGGGTGGAGGATGATACGTTTGATGAGAGACCGCATAATCAGGGCTCCCGGAAGGTTGTGAATGGACCGTCGAACAGCAGAGGTATCGTCGTCGTCGGACCTTGACGATTCTTGGCGACGATTGCCGTCGCTAGGCCGCGCAGCTTGGCACGCTCCTCATCGGAGCGAGCATCGACCTCTGGTCGGTGCAACAAGATGACGACGTCTGCGTCCTGCTCGATGGCTCCGGACTCACGCAGGTCGGCGAGTCGAGGCTCACCGCCGCTGTCCGCCTTGCGGTTGAGTTGCGAGAGTAACACGATCGGCACTTGCTCTCGCTGAGCGAGTCGCTTGACGGCGCGGCTGATCGACGCGACCTCCTGCTCTCGCGAAATCCCGCGCTCTTTGGTCCCCTCCACCAATTGTGCGTAGTCAACGATGACCAGGGCGTCTGGTCTCCCATGCGACCGCATCCACGATCGGAGGCGCAGTCCGACCTGTCGGATATCCCCCGCGTGACAATCCACGGTGATCGGCAAATGCCGCTCGCATGCGTGTGCCATCCGCTGCTCGTCTTCATGCGACTGCAGTCCGTGGAGTATCTTGCCGAGCTCGACACGCGACTGTGAAGCAAGGACGCGGTCTTCGATCTGCTCCTCGGTCATTTCATAGGAGTAGACAATTACTGGCACTCCGCGGGTCGCATTTACTTGAGCGAGTGTCATTGCGAATGCGCTCTTGCCTACGCGGGTACGAGCGCCGATGACGGTGACGGCCCCCCGCTTCAGGCCACCCGTAACTCTATCGAGCTTGGGGAACCCGGTAGGAAGATCTGTTGTCGCCTTACCGCGGCTGCGTGCCATTGCGTTATGCATTGACCTGCGGAGGTTAAGTAGGACGCCGCCCTGTGACGTCACCTTCTCTGCCGCCTCAGCAAAGGACGCCTGCACAGACGCCACCCACTTCTCCGGGTTGTCCACCGCAGCAGCGCCGGATTCCACTGCGGCGCTCAGTGTCTGCCACATCCGACGAGCTTGCCCGAGCTGTGCCAGCCTCACCGCATGACGCCGGGCGGTCGCCGCGTCGACGATGTCCTGATGAGTAGGCTCCGTTACCATTTCCTGCATGCGCACCCAGACGTCCGGAGTCGGCTTGAGAGCGGCTGACAGATCTCTCCGGTCCCAGCTACCTCCACGGTCCTCAAGGCGCCATATGGCGGCAGCTAAACACCGTAGGATTGGGTCGGCGAAGTCGATGTCGGAGCACTTCTCGCAGATCGTCTGAGCTAGTGCGATATCGCGCAGGATGGCGGCCAGCAGGTCGTGTTCGAGGTGGGTGTCTGTGGGCGGTGTGCGCGTCATGGTGTTAGTGCTCCTGGGCGCGGCGTTGCCACTGGTCGGCGTAGTCGTCGCGTTTGGCTGCTTGGTGTTCGTCGATGAGTCGACGCGACCACGACCACCCGCCGGGACCGCGGGCGGAGGGGCCGGTGAATGGCGTCGTTGCGTTGAGTCTTCCGGCGCCGTCCGTGGCGCGGCTGTGCAGCTCGACAGCGAGGATCAGCTCGTCGACGCTGATGCCGTCGTCGAGTCGGGCGACAATCGTGCGGTCGCTCCGCTCGCTTGGCGGCAGTGGGCGTAGGCCGTGGCGTGCTCGCTCACGGTCGAGCGCCTCGAGCACTGGCACGGCGCGGATGTCCGGCTGTTCGACGGGCCTGGGTTTGCGTGAGCGTTTCCGCCCCGTCGTCCCCTCCGAGTGCGGAGGGGTTGGGGTGGTTGTTTCCTGTCGGGTCAATGTCAGGTCAATGTCAGGTCTACTCATCTTAGGCCGCGGACGATCTCGTCCGTTTTCGCGGACGGTATCGTCCGTTCGGTCGGACGGTATCGTCCGTTCGGTGTCGGTTGGATCGCGGACGATCTCGTCCGCTTCGGACGGAGCTCGGAGGCACCATCCGCGGCGTATGCGCCCGGTGCCGGTGTCGTCGAATCGGCCTGACCGGGTGGCCGGCCAGACCAGACCAGCGGAGCGGAGGGAGGCGAGGCTGCGGCGCACGGATCTCTCGGTGCATCGGAGCTCGTTTGCGAGCGTGTCGGTCGATGGCCAGGCGAATGGAAACTCCGGATCGGAAGCGTCTATCCTGGCGTATTCCCAGAGCAGCAGCAGCACTAAGCGGGCCGCGGCGTCGACGGGGGCCGCATAGGCTTCGCGCGGTATTTTCACTTACCACCTCGACGCTTTGCTAACTTCCTCACCATTTGTCTCAGGGCGTCGATCAGATCGCGCGCGCCCTCAGCGGATAGGGTCCCGGCGTCCTCCCACTGATCACCGTGACCGTGGTCCCGCATTGACTCGACCAGGATTACGTCGCCCATGGGAATAAACCGGACTGATCCAATCTCCACCGTCGTCATCACGAGCGAAGGCTCCTTATCGTCAGGGGCCGCGTGGGATTCGCAGAGCACTCTCACCTGCCACCTCGCCGTTTTTTTGACGCCGGCTTGTGCGCTGTGCGCGGAAGTGTCTTCTGGTCCGGGTCGGTCTCCTTTCTGCGCGCGTCGATCCATGCCAGGACCTCGCTACGCCTGTAGAACACGCTGTTCCCGCCGAGAAGGTAATAGGGGGGTAGCTGACCTTTCACTTTTCTGCGCATCCTGAGGGTCGCCCTCGCCAAGCCGAGCATGCGGGCCACTTCGGACTCGCGAATCCAATCGGAGATGTCTGGGTCGTCCATCTGAGCCATCACCATTCGGCTTGTAATAGGCCTTGACGCAGAAGTCAAGGGGCGTTACAACGGGGCCATGGACGACGACGCAGACGGGCCCGCCCCGCGACCCGCCCCACTTGGGCCTGTTGACCAGCTGGCGACCGCATTAGCGAAGGCGCAGGCGGAGATCCACAACGCCGAAAAATCGGCACTCAACCCGGCATTTAAGCGCGATGGCAAGGTGCTCAAATACGCCACGCTTGCCGACGTGTGGAACGCATGCCGCGGTCCACTTACAAAAAACGGGCTATCAATCGTGCAGATGCCGCAGAGGTCTTACGACGGCGGCGTCGTCGTGGACACCATCATGCTGCACACGTCAGGGCAGACGCTCGTAAGCCGACTCGAGATGCCCGTGGCGCAAGGCAACGCGCACGGCATCGGGTCGGCGATCAGCTACGCGCGGCGGTACGCGCTATCCGCGATGGTCGGCGTTGCACCGGACGACGACGACGACGACGGCAATGCAGCCAGCGATACACCATCGTCGTATTCCCCGCCCGCGCCCCGGACCGCTACTCAGTCCGCCAAGCCCAGCAAGGCGAAACAGGAGGCCGACCGCGTCGCAGAGCTGCGCGAGAATGTGAGAGTGCTGTACGAGAGCCTCGGCGGAAAGGCGTGGAAACCGTGGAGCGAGGTGCTCTCCGCAGCTGGCGTCCCGAGGGGCCAATCCTTGACGCTGCAGCATCTACTAGCCATTGACACGTACATCGCTGCGCAGGTTGGGATCGTCGAGGCTGCCGCATCGGACATGATCGCCGACGGCATCGACATGGTGTCCGACCCCACGGCCGACCAGTATTACGAGGGGCGCGAATGAGCAACCCGATTAAGAGCATGCAAGGGCTAGGGGAGTTGCTGTCGGACATGGGTGAAGACCACAATGATTGACGCCATCCTCGCGACCATCCTCGACCCGCGCATCGGCACGCTGCTAGGCGCCCTCGCGGCCGGTCATCCCGAGCTCGGAGACCAGCTCTTGCGGATCTGCCATCGCGAATCGCCTCGCTGCCAGCTGGTGAGCGTGCACGCCGACGACGCCTGGGCATCCCCTCGGGTGCGCCCTCGTCGATGCCCGAACCGCGATGACTCATGGTCGACGCGTGGCATCCATGGTTTGATGGCAGGTTACTCGATGCGATTCCTTCCTGAGCCCCTGCGGTGCGAACCCTGGGTCCTCGATGTCCCGGCGGTGAGTGCTTACGTGGCGGCTCGCCGGGCGATGTCAGCGGCATGCGACCGTCATCACCGTTGTCGGAGGTGGAGGGGATGGGAGTGACCAGGTACCGCTGCATTGCAGCCGACCCTCCGTGGATGGAACGCGGCGGCGGCAAAATCAAGCGGGGAGCAGACCGGCATTATGCGTTGCTCAAGCCCGCGCAGATCGTCACCGTCATGCGCGAGACCGGCCAGTTCACCGGCGACAGTCCGTGTCACCTCTGGATGTGGTGCACAGACAATCATCTGACGCACGGTCTCGAGGTGATGAGGGCGGTAGGCTTCCGCTACGTCCGCCTGCTCGTCTGGCACAAAGAGGGCAACATCGGCCTCGGGCAGTACCTGCGCGGTGCTCACGAGGTCTGCCTATTCGGCGTTCGGGGACGGCTCCCGGCGGAGTCCCGCGCTCAGCCCAGCGCCTTCGCTGCACGCCGTGGCAGGCACTCGGAGAAGCCTGCACGAGCGTATGAGATTATCGAGGCGGTCAGTCCGGGCCCGCGCCTCGAACTATTCGCCCGCGCCCCTCGCCCGGGGTGGAGTACGCAGGGGCTCGAGCTGCAGGAGGGTGTATGAGCGACCGCGTCAGCATTGCGCGAATGCGCGCTGCAGAGCGGGTGTGGCTGTGCGGACGAGCGTCCCTGCTCGCCGCCGACACCCTGCCCGACCTTGTCTGGGTGGAGCTTGAGGAGAGCCTTGAGCCGCCTGGCACGGTCCTGGTGACCGTCTACGGCCCTGAGCCCGAGCGAGCCTATGCCCACATGTCCGAGCACGCTCCGGCGGGCACCCAGCTCGTCCTGCGGGGTCGCCCGGTCACGTGGGTGCAGCGAGCGAAGCGCTGGCTAGCCTCGAGGTGGTGGAGGTGGGTACTATCCCGGATGCGGATGCGGGCCTATCGGAGGTCGATGCGGGCATGAGCCGGCCGGACGTCGCGGGTGACAAGGCGGTCGTGCGTGTGTTGCGCAAAGCTCACACGAACCTGACGACGATCATCCAAACGCTGATGCGTCAGGGGTGGTCTCCGGGTCGCTGTGCCGTCGCCCTCGAGCTCCCGGAGGCGTACCTCATCCGCACGGTGCAGGGCATCGACGGTCGCGTCCGTCAGCCGCCCAAGCGGCGGATACACAGACTTGAGGAGGCGCGCAAGGCGATCTCCACCATGACGTTTATGCAGTTGGCGGCCCTACGCCAGCTCATCGTCGACTCCCGCCTGGGCCGCAAGCCGATCGACCAGCCCACCGGCCGCGGCTCCTCTGGCACTGTCGCTGCCCTCATCGACCGCCAGTTGGTGACTCGCCACGGCGAGTCTCAGTGGCTCCCGACCCCCCTAGGCCTCGACGTCGACCTCCTGGCCACAAAGCGGCGGCGGCATGCCACCCGCAGTCTCGATGCGAAGTCGTGACCGGTTTGCACAAATGTCGCCAGTGCGACCGCACCCTGCGGCCCGAGCGCGACAGTGAGTATTTTTGCGCCTACTGCGTGACAGATGGTCAGGATCGGCCTAACACCTACTGCATGGGGTCCATTCCGCGCCTGGTGACGCTCGCCGCTGAGCACCTGGGCGACCGCATCACCGACCCCATACAGGTCCTCGGGGAGGTGGAGGAGCTGCGCCGGCATCACCTGTTGCCTCCGGCGGACTGGGCCTCGATCACCAGGATGCTGCAGACGATGGGCAGGCAGCGCAGTCGGGAGCTGCGGGCTATGCAGCCAGGCAAGGGCCACTTGCGGCTCATCCGAGGTGGCCGGTGAGCGATCAGGTCGTCAACGCGCTGGCAGCGGGGCTGTGTCCCATCTGCGGGCTCAAGCCCAAGGCTGTGCTCGCCGACAATGGAGCAGAGCTGTACCGCCTCGACGGCCTCCTGCCCGCCCTGGAGCAGCGCCGGGCGACGTGGTGGGTGATGCACGACGGCGAGCTGCGCTGCCATGTGACCCCCACGGTAGGGCGCACACTGGTGATCACCCTGGCCGACGAGCTCCGTGCCGAAGCGCGTTAGGGACCCTCAGTGGGTGCGAGACGAGCGTTTGGTCGCCAGGGTGCGCCAGGCGACCTCCTCGGACCTCGAGGCGATCCTGATGCTACGGGACCGCTATCGGTGGCCACTGACGCGGATCGCCAAGCATTGGGAGACGACTCCGGAAGCCCTGGTCCGACAGCTGACGCCGCCGGAGCCGGGAGACATCGTCGTCATCTGCGGGCGCTGTGGCTGGCGTACGCAGAGAATCCGCCCCACAGCCACGCTGCGACCCTGCTACCGCTGTGGCGCCAGGATGCACCCGTCAGGCAGGCCTCGCCGGGTTGCAACGCTGGCGGAACGTCGGGGTGTCGATCGGCTCGTCTGTCTCCGGGTGTATGTCCTGCCGGAGACTGACGCCCTGCTGCGCACGGCAGACGAGGGTGTTGCGGGCTGTCTGTCGGTCCGGGGCGCAATCGCAGGGGCCGTCCTCGACCGGTGGGCGCAGGGGCTGCAGATCCCCGCCGGCTGGGACCCGCCGATTCGGGAGCCCCACGAATGCAAAAAGCACACTTTACCCAGCGAAGATGGTTACGATACAGCGTTTGGCGCGTCAGCTCACATCCGCCATTTGACCCCGCCGCCGACCCCGTCGCAGGCTATCGGCATGCCCGAGACCACCGACCCTAAAGACGGCCGCGAGCCGAACCAGCCCAACCCTGGCCCTCCCAAGCCTGGTGACGCAGCATGGAGCGACCCAGTGCCCGGCCAGGTGCAGCCACCTCCGGTGACCGGCCCCACGCCAGCCGCCCCGGCCAACCCCCGCGTGGACGACCCCCGTCGCCAGCAGCAACAGCAGGCCCCCCAGCGCGGCCCGAGCGCGCCTCAAGTCCAGCCCCCGGCCCAACCGCAGGACGGCCAGGACGATCAGCGCCGCCATCGCTAATCCGCGTACACGCACCGCACGATTGGTGCTATTAGGGCTAGGATGGCCCGAGAGAAATCCGACAAGGCAGTCGCCGCGTCCCTGCTAGCTGAGTTGGGGGGTGACCGCGAGGCAGTCGCCCTGCGCCTGCGCTCCCGAGACTGGTCCTACCAGCGCGTCGCTGAGGCCCTCGGCAAGTCCCCGACCTGGGCCCGCCGGCTGGTCAGCGGCCGCGAGCCCGAGCCCCCGAGGCGGACGGTCCGCTGTCAGTCCTGCGGGTGGACGGGCAAGCGCGGCGCGGTCAGCCCCCTAGCGACCCCCTGCCCCGACTGCGGGAAAGGCCCTCCGGACCTCGTCGTCAGCCACACGCACCAAGCCCCGGCCCCGGCGGGAGACCCTAAGACCAGGCTGAACATCTACGTGTCGACCTCCACTCGCACCGCCCTGGGCCCCCACCCCTCGACCCGCGCAGCCGAAATCCTCGCCGCCTGGGCCCGTGCTCAAGACGGCCCAAAGGGGAAAAAGGTGATCGCCTGCTAATTCCCACTTGCACACCGCACGTCTAGCACTACAATCAAAATCATGAGAGCCCAAGCAAACATCACGACCGCCGCGATCGCAGCCGCCCTGCGCGGCCTGACCCCTGCCGAGGCTGTTGCCGTTGCCATCCGCGGACGCAGTGTCAGCCAGGCCGCCCGCCAGCGCATCGAGATGATCGTCGCGGCGACGCTCGAGGGAGCCTACCGGGCCCAGCTCGCCGAGCGCGCTCAAGTGCGCTGTGCCAATGAGGGGGTGAGTCATGCGCATTGATGTTGAGTTCGAGGTCGGGGGTATCCCAGCAAGTGCGACGGGGCAGGTGTACCGCAGCGACGGCCACCTCGATGTTCACGTTGACGGGGACTGGCCGACGCAGATCCGTTACCGCATCGAGGACCTCCTGCTGCGCGAGTACTGGCGCCTGCGCGATGCCGAGCGCGACGCAGCGGAGGGCACGTGAGAACGATTCGACCTCGAGGAAACACGCGCAAACCTGCGCAGCCCGACGACATCGACCGCAAGAGCCTCTGCGAAATCGGGGAGTATGCCCTTCGCCTCCCTAAGGGTTGGTCGATGCGGCTTGTGTCCCTTCCGTGCAGCCTCGCTATCGAGGTCATCGACGCAAATGTGGGGGGCCGCGCATTCGCGGTCCCGAGGAGTGATGACGGGAGCATCGCTTCGCACATCGTGTCTCATATGATTGAGGCGGCGACTGATGAGGTCGTCGCCGAGGGCAAGATCGACGAGCAGGAGAAAAAAGCCAATGCCAACAAGAAAAAACGAGCTCGAGCCAGTAAGTAAGTGGGCAGTGGTCGCCGTCGTCATTGTCACATGGGCCGCCATGGGCTTGACGGATTGGGTCACGGCAGCCCTATGACGGACCGCGAGAAAACCTGGCGCGTCCTCATCCTTCTGACCGTCCTGGCATGGCTCATCGTCGGCGGACTGGCGGTCGCCCTGCACCTGCTCATACCCCCGGGAGATATGCCATGAGCGACGATGAAATTACGGTCACAATTGGCCTCACCGAGAAACGCAGCCTGGCTAGTTCTGTCGCCAAATCTCTGGAGTTCCTGCGTCACCACCACGACGCGGTAGGCAACGATCCGCGCCCCCGCGATGCTTTTTGGTCCGGCTACCTGACCGGCGTCAGAGTGGCCATCGAATCACTGGAGAGAGCCATCAAGGCCGCAGAGGAGGGAACCATGCGGATGCCGCCGATCGTGACCACGCCTATGCACGTCAACTTTCCCATCGATGACATGCCGCCGCTGGGCGTGGAGGAAAACCGCAGTCAGTTGCTGATCATACTCGAGCAGCACTACGCCGACTGCTCCGAGGTCTGGCCGCGCCCCCGACGCACCTCGTATCAGGAGGGGTACCTCGATGCGCTCGATATCATACTTGGCGCCGCTGAGACTGGCCGAATCCCGAGCCCCTCACCCTGTGGAGAGTCAAAATGATGGACGACGACGACAAAATCGGATGGACCGCTGCAGACGTTCGCCAGACGCGAGGTCCTAGCCAGCCGACGCAAACCTCGCAGAGCTATCAACTCCTGCAGCGCATGTGCGCCCTGCCCGTCGGGTACAGCATCCGCGTAGGTGTGCGCCTCCAAGGCTTAGAGTGGGAGGTGCGCAGCTACCCGAACGAGAAGGGTCAGTACGCCGCGTGCCGCTTCGCGGTATTCAATAAGGACCCCGCTGGCGTGTTCATAGACCTATTCGATACGGCCCTAGCCCGCATCAGGAAGGAACTCGAGCAGGGCGAGGCGGACAGCCGGAGCGAGGTCTGACGATGCACGACGCTGATCTGTGCGACCGGATCACCCTCCTCGAGGCGTCTGTGGCTAGCCTGGTCAGCCGCATCGACGGCATTCGGCATCGCCTCGAGGATGTGTCCGACAGCTGGGTGACGCTCGACTTTCACGACCAACTGAGGTGTCGCAAGAAAGCGGGCCACGAAGGCCCCTGCGCCAGGTGTGAGTGCGAGGACCGGCGGACCGCACTGGCCGACGAGGTGCGACTGCTGGCCGGTGCCGCCGACCCCTACAGTTCCGACGATTACTACGATGGGTACAACGATGCGCTAGAGGCGGTGATTCGTAAGATCGAGGGCGTTTGACACTGGACGGCGCGGACGGCACGATCGGCTCCGATGCCAATCCAGATGTCCGCCACTGTGCGCAACGCCCGCCTTGACGCAATCGAGACCGCCATCGGGACTGCCCCCATCCTGCGCATTCGCACTGGTGCCATGCCGGCCAGCTGCGCGACCGCAGATTCAGGTACGGTTCTGGCCACGATGACCCTGCCGTCGGACTGGGCCGCCAATGCGGCGTCCGGCAGCAAGGCGAAGTCGGGGACCTGGCAGGACCTGGCGGGTGACGCCGCGGGGACAGCCGGGCACTGGCGCCTGTACGACTCCGCCGGTACCACCTGCCACATGCAGGGAGACTGCACGGCGACGGGCGGAGGTGGGTCGATGGAGTTGGATAACCTGTCGATTGCGGTGGGGCAGCAGGTTACGGTCGCGACATTCGCGCTGACCGACGGGAATGCGTAGTGGCCATTGCGACCATGGACGACCTCGTCGCCGCCCTCCCCGGGCAGTGGAGAGGGATCTTCAAGGCTGCGCAGGTGAGCAAGGGAGCGGGCACCTGGCACAGCATGTGGAAGGCAGCTGGGCAGCCGGCCGCCGGCTCTAACCCACCGCTGATCTCGGCTGGCAGTGGCTATGTGCCCACGGCATCGACCGCGGGGGCCATTACCTTGACCAACCCTGTAGCGCCTGCCCTGTCGTACCTCGGTCGCATTGCGATGGCCGGGACGACGCAGGGGACGGTCATCCTGTACGACCGCCTATGGGCGGCGAGCGGTCTTAATACGACGCTCACGACCGCGCAGACGGTCACTACCCCGGGAAATCTACCCGCGGGTCGAGACCCCACCGCAGGAGCGGACGTCGAGCCGTGGCTCGAGGTGTACACATCAGGGGGCAGCGTCGTGGGCAACTGGGACATCACGGGGGTGGACGCGGCCGGCAACACGGGTCGGACGTGGCGATACGTAAAGCCGAACACTACGGAGTCGATCGGCCAGATGGCGCCCCTGGTCCCCGGAGGCGCGAACCCGGCGACGACGATGGGCATTCGGCAGGTGACGTCATTCACCGCGAGCGCGAGCTCCGGGCTGGCCGGCGACGTGGGGATCACCCTGCTGCGGAGGATCGTGGAGGTCCCGTTGACAGCCTCGAATGTCGCTCAGCTGTTCGACGCCTTCACGATCGGCAAACCCCGCATCTACGATGACGCCTGCATCGCCATGATGGTCCTGTGCATAGGCACGACCACCGGCAACCTGCAGGGGTCGGTCAACATCGCGCAGGGGTGACATGGCGCTCGCTCGCGCCTACCCCCTAGGGACGACGACGAGGCCCCGGCTACTGCTCCTGCGGGGGGAGTGGCTCGATGAGCCGACCGGGCGCGCTGGTGTCGTCGTGTCGTCCCTCGAGGCGGCTGTGGCTGCCGTCTCAGGCCAGGTGGCGACCCAGGGCACCGCGTCCGCCACCTTGGGCAGCGCGACTGCGGCAGGTACGGCCACCGTGCCAGTCCGAGGGACCGCCTCTGCGACCCTCGGGACTGCGACTGCCACGTCGGCGGGGAGCGTCGGGTCGACCCCAGTGTCGGCCTCGGTGTCGGCCACGCTGGCGCCAGCGACCGTAAGCTCCACGGCGACCGTCATTGCTACGGGGACCGCCTCCTCGACTCTGGGGCAGGCCGGCGTGGCCTCGACGGCGAACGTCGCCGCGCGGGGGAATGTATCGGCCGCCCTGGGGGCTGCGACATCGTCCTCCGCGGCCAACGTGGCGACGGCAGGTACGGTCTCCGCCACTCTCGGGCAGGCGACCGCAGTCTCGGAGGTCGACGTCGCGACCCGTGCCACAGCAGCCTCGACGCTTGGGGCAGCAGCTGCCACGGCGGAGACGGACGCACTGGTCCGGGGGGCCACAACTGCGACGCTCGGTCCCGCGACGGCCTCGGCGGAGTCTGACGTCGCCACCCGTGGCTCGCTCTCCACGACGCTGGGCCCCGCGACTGCGACCTCGGAGGCAGACGTCCCCGTGACAGCCTCATTCTCGACCGTCCTGGGCGAGACTACGGCGGCGGGGGACGTTGACGTCGCGGTGCTGGGCAGTGTTTCACGGCCTCTAGACGCAGCGACTGCGGCGTCGACAGTGACCCTAGGCGCGGGGCCAGCGAGTGCGTCAGTCTCTACCACGCTCGCCCCTGCGTCTGCGGCAGCCCAAGCCGGCGTCGAGAGCCGCGGTGCAGTGGCGTCCACGCTAGGAGCCGCGGGCGTATCTTCGGAGGTCGACGTCGCCCAGCGGGCCGGGCTATCCGCGATCCTCGGCGATGCATCGGTGACGGCGGATGTCGATGTGGTGGCGGCGGGAGCCGCCTCTGTGACCCTCGGAGCTGCCTCTGTGACGGCGGAGGCAGACGTCTCGGTCCGCGCGGCAGGGGGTGCCACGTTGAGCCCTGCGACGTCGGCGGGCGAGGTGGATGTTGCGAGCCGGGGCACTCTCTCTGCCACCCTGGGCGCCGCCTCGTCGACCTCTGAGGTCGACGTGCCCGACCACGCCGCGGTGTCGGCGACCCTTGGGCAGGCGATTGCAGTGACGGAAGCGGACGTTTCTGTGGCGGGGCAGGGGGCCTCTGTACTTGACGCTGCGATGGGAGTCGGGACGGCCGGCGTGCGGGTGGCGGGGTCCGCCGGGGCCGGCCTCGGTGATGCGGCTGGGGAGTCGCACGGGGCGGTGCAGGTCACCGGCACAGTCGCGGGGAATCTCGACGCAGTGACGTCGCCGCCGCGGCGCGGTGCGGAGTCGTCATTGGTGCGGTCATTCCGCGCCCGTCGACATCGCCGGTGAGGTAGGGTTGCGCTATGGACGCATCGGCCTTTCTATCCGCCAATCGCAGGCCCGGATTCGCGCGGACGTTGGCGGTCAACGTGACGGTCTCCGGGTCGGTCCTGGTCCCTGCCCCGCGGGCTGGGACGAAGACGATAGTGTGGTCGATCGACCTGGTTCCCGATGGGGCAGGGACGCTGACACTGCTCATCGGTGGAGCGCCGGTCGTGGGACCGATCAGCGTGGCCGCCGATGCGCAATACACGTTCGGGCCGCTTGCCGGGGAGGGCGATGCGGGGGCCGTGACCCTGGAATTTGCGGGCCCGACGCAGGTCGGCGGGTCGGCCTGCTACGTACAGGGCTAGCGCACCGCACCGTCTAGCACTATAGACGGTAGATGCCCAAGGGTCCCAGGCAGGTCGAGCTTCCGCTGGCCAGCGACATCGCATCCGAGGTGAGTACCCTTGTCGCCAAAGCTGCCGCTCATCGCCAGGCCTGGCTCGACAGCCAGTATGCCGAGCTCGACCGGCTCGAGCGTGCAGCCAAGCGCCCTGACGACACCCGCCGCCAGCCGCTCGACATCATCCGTGACTACATTTGCAGCGGCGGCCGCGATGGGGTGTCCTGGCACGGGTGCGATTTTTTTCGCTGGTCCATCCACGCGCAGGAGCTCGGCGACCACCTTGCGCGAAACGGCTGGCCAGGCGCCGCTGAGCGCCTCGATGCCATCTTCCGACGCCTAGCCGCCGAGGGGCTCGTCAAGCGGCGCTATCGCAGCGCACCTCCGCCGCCATGGTGCAGTGCCTACGACACGACGACCGGCAACGGAGCCGACGTCCCGCAGTGGGCGTACTGGGACACGCGAGAAGAGGGCGTCCCTGACGAGCCGCCGGAGGATGCCAGCGTCGACCCCGAGGATCCGCAGCTCGCAGAGGCGCGGCGTATACAGGCCGAGTTTGATGCGCAGCGGGAGGCAACCAGCCCGATCGCACGAGAGGGGCGGAAATGGGCGGCCTGGTATAAGCGCATGCGCGCGCCTTCGCGGGAGTGGCGCTACGCCGAGGCCTGGTACGTGATCAACGCGGTTCGTGAGGGCAAAGGCGGATTCCGGCACAAGCGCCGACCGTGGACCAATAAGGTGCCAAGGCGCTGGTGAAATGATCTGTCGATATCACTTGCACACCGCACGTCCAGCACTATGATAGATGCATGGACGCCACGACGAACACCGCCGCCGAGACCCCTGCCGACGAGCTGCCCTACACGATCGAGGACTGCCGCCACTTCGCGGGCCTGCTGGCCGCCAAGTTTCGGAGCGCCAAGGTGTGGGAGCCGCGCGAGAATCCCCGCGAAGTGCGCGTGTACGTCAAGTACCAGGGCGTGAAGGGCGACGCCTACTTCCGCGTGTATGTCAGCGCCACAGCGGACGGCGTCCTGTGCGACGTTTGCGGCGAGATGACGAACACCGCCCGCCGCGACCTCAAAGCAGTCTGGACCGCGCTGTGATCGTCGCATTGTCTGTCGATATCACTTGCACACCACACCTCTGGCACGTATAGATAAGTCATGACCGACACGAACACTGCCGCTGCCGACCTCGATATCTCCAACCTCCGCGTCGTCGAGATCTTCGGCGAGCTGGCCTACAAAGACGAGGAAGATGGCCACAGCCTCTGGTACGCGCGGATTCCCGCGAGGACTGAGGCAGAGCTCTACGCCGCCTACCAGCGTCAGGAAGGGGCCTGGTACACCTGATGACCGCCCGCCCGCTGAGTCAGTGCCTGCGCTACCAGTGGCCCGGCCAGTTCGAGGACCACGTAATGCCGGACCCCTGCGGGGACTGTCACCTGTGGCTGCACGCCCAGGTGCCTTACCGCCTGGTGTGGGAGCGCGAGCACGGGCTCATCGCGCCCGGTGTGCAGATCTACCGCACCTGCCGCAACAAGCGGTGCGTGAACCCGGCCCACCTCGCCATGGCTCAGCCAGGGCAGACCGTCCGCGCAGGACTCCTGGTCTGCCTCAAAGAGCGCCGCGTGCCTGTGACGCACTGCAAGTACGGACACGAATACACGCCGGAGAATAGCTACTACCTCCCCAGCAACCCCAAGGCGCGCCGCTGTGTGACGTGCTCGAGGGCCTACACCCGGGCGATCCGCAAGGCGCGCAGGGCAGAGGCGCGGGCGCTGAAGCTGATCGCAAAATAATCTGTCGACCTCTTGCGCACCGCACGATCGGCACTATATATAAATCATGACCGCCACCGAGACCGCCCGCACTCCCGCCGACCGCACCGCCATCAACGCCCTGATCTCGGCCCGTATCCTCCTGGCACTCCGCAGCGGCATGGACGAGCGCACGGCGTTTGACCACGTCCTAGGGGCCGGAGCGTTCGATCGCATGGCCGGCGAGCTCTACGACGCGTTGAGGAACCGCTAAAGGCCCCGGGCCGTTGGCCGATAGGAGGAAACATGAAGGCGCTACTCACCATCCTCGCCCTGCTCCTGGTCGGCTGCGAGGACCAGGCCATCGAGCTGAACACGGGTAGCCGCGAGCTACCTGCCGAGGTCGAGGAGGCCTGCGATATCCTCGGGGTCGAGTGCCGGGCGGGCAACTCACGGCAGTCCATCCGGGTCAACCTGGTGCCGATGGATGCGGAGATGGAGGGTGGCATTGAGGGCATCACGCACCCGAGCAAGGGGTGCCGCAGGGAGATCAGCGTGAAGCCGATCCCCAAGGCGATCGCACATGAAATCGCCCACGCGCATAACCTGCGCCACGTCGAAAACCCTGCCGACCTGTCGGACATCGAGGGTCCGCTCATGTGTCCCAATTGCTACGGTGAGCAGCTGACGTACGAAGAGTGGGAAGACCTCCAAAATGCCGCCAACAGCTGGGCAACAAATTGTCCGGGATGACCTAAAGGTTTCCCGCGTCGCACCGATGATACAAGTTATGAACGCCGCCACCGAAAACCTCGAGACCGCCCGCCTCGCCCTTGTCGCCGCCATGCGCAAGTGCGGGTGCAGCCCATCCGCCGCCGCCGTCGAGCTTGGCGTCGCGACCAGCGACTGGGCGAATTACTCCGGATGGGTTGTGACCGGCGAGCAGGCGGAGCGGGCAGCGAAATGGCTGGCGACCTGGGCTACCCGCAGCGGCCTCAAGGCTCTGGAGTACAGCTACATCGGCCCTGCGCTCAAATCCGAGCCCTCCGCCTGGCGGGTAGAGGACGGCAAGTGGATTGTGCAGTTCTCTCGCACGTCGCTGGGGGACTGAGAGTAAGGGCTGAGAGAAGGGTGCGAGGGGGGGAGCGTACCTACACCCCGCAAGAACCTGCTAGGTGCGCACCCTCGCCCCCTCCTTTCAGCCGAAATAATCGCCTAAAGCATTTCCGACCCGTGCCGATATACGTGTCATGACGACGCAACTCCCCACCGCTGAGATGACCGACACCGCCGCTGCTGCCCGCGCGGCCCACCTCGCCGCCGCGGCAGTGCACGCCCGCATCGTGGCTCGCCGCACCGGCTACAGCACGCCTACCATCGCGGCTCGGTGGGAAGCGGGCGCCCTCGACCGCCTGGCCACGGACCTCATCGGCGTCGACCAGCTTGCCGCGGCGATGCCAGCATTTACGCGCGCGAAAATCCACGGCGTAAATGCACAGATCAACGGCCTCAAACTGGCCATCTTCCACGCGAAACACCGATGAAACAGACACGCCGCCCTCACACTCCCCTGCGCCAGGCCGACAAGGATATCCTGCTCGCCCCTGTTGAGCTGGCGAGCCTCACCAACTGGCAGCGCGCTAAACTGCATAATCTAGGCGCGCAAATGAAGCTACTGCGTCTCGCGATTCTGCACGGACGCGACCTCTCCGCTCCTCCGCGAGAGCCGCGCAAGATGTTCGAGTTTTCGCGCCTGTAACGCACTACCTATTCACGTCGCCGCCAGGCCCGAGCAGCAACCGCTGGCTCGGGTTTTTCGTTTCCCGTGTCGATTATTTTCGCGTCACCCTTGCGCACCGCACGATAGGCACCTATCTAATATCCATGCTGACCGACCTCAAAAAACTCGCGATGGACACCGCTCGATATCACGCCCGCCGCGCCACAATCGCTCGGGAAACTCTCGCACTGTGCAAAGCTGCAGGTAATCGTGACGAACGCAGTGCCGCCCACCTTGCCGTCATGGTGGGGCAGCAGCGTGAGTTGGCAGCCCACTGGTTCAAAATGGCCCGCGCCCATTCGGCCGCTTTGGGGTCACGATGATCGCTGTGGGTACTGCCGAGGAGCGACTCGCGTGTCGCCGTCGCCTGGTCGAGGCGATCCGCTCGCGCCACATCGACACCGAGGAGGTGCACGCGGAGATCGCGGAGGCGATCTCCCGTCCCTGGTGGGACGCGGGCTACAGCAACCCCCTCGACGTCCTGATGCTGGCCTGCAGCGATGCGGACGTATGGGACTCCATCAGCCAGATTCGGCAGGTGATCATCCTGCAGGAGGAGGCGCCCGCCTTCCGCCCGCGGCTGCAACCTGCGATCGACGCAGCCCCGCCCAAGGTGCATCCTGAGCCCATGGCCCAGCAAAGGCTCTCCGCCACCGATGCCATCGTGTTCCGCCATGCGGCGACCGGGGCACCCTATCTGATGCGCATCAAACCGCAGGTGGCCCAGGCCGGGATCGACGCGATCCTGATCGAGCTAGGGTACGCCTGCGCCCTGGGCCCCTACGTCCCCAGCGTCGATGCCTACGTCCTCGCTGACGTTCGCCCGCTCGACGTCCGGGAGATCGAGCTCGCGGTCGCCTACACCGAGGGGAAACGGTAGGCTGTGCGACATGGTCATCGCTAGGCTCACCGCCGTCCGACCCGCGTCCATCGACCCGATCGCCGCCGCGGTGGCGGGCACGATCACCAGTCTGCTGCTCGTCCTACGGCTGTCGGGTGTGACTCCTGACCTCGACATCCCCCCCGACGTCGTGCTCGGATTTGTCACCGCGATCATTACCGTCGCCGCCGCCCTGCGCTCCCGGACCGAGACGGTCAGCCGCGAGAATGCTGCGAAGGTCGTGAGCGACCTGGTCGCCGAGCTCGTCGCCCGGAAAACCCCCGTCACCCCCATCGACACGTCATCAGCGGTGACTGTCGTGGAGCCCGTATTCTTGCCGCCCCTCCACCCCGAGGGCCCCCCACAGCGAAGGCAAGGCGGCTGAAAACATGCACAAAATCCACACAACCCCAGTTCTGTGTGTTTTGTGGATGGTTTCGGGCTGCGACGGCTCCACCTTCGCGCCCGGCCTGGTCGACGTCCTCAGCCGTGTCGATGCGCGCACGGTCGTCAGGTGTGCCACCGAGGGCGGCGCGGCTAGCCGTGCCGCTTGCCTCGGAGCCGCCGCGGCCTCGCCGATTCTTGAGGTCCTGCTCGAACGCGCGCGCAAGGCAGTTGAGCGAGCCAGCATGGTAGGACCCGGAGGGGCAGGGGCCGACGATGCCTCCGATGCCGACCGCCGCCGCGCGGCACGTGACCTCGACAAGGCGCTCGACGAATTGTCCCGCGCCGTCGCTGAGACGCACCAGCGATAACGTAACGCCGGAATATGTGGCACTCGCTCTACTCTAGAGGCTCTTGCGGTGTTTGCGTCTACCCGTGAGTTGATAGTATTGCGGCCAACGCGCGAAGTCGGCACGCTCGCCTCCAATGGCGCGCTCACAGCGATCCGGGTCCGACGACACCTCACCGCCCGGCGTGCCCCCAGAGCCGACCGACACACCTCGCACTCCGGCCGGCTCTCCGCCACCCGCCCAGCCCCAACGCCGGGAGGGTGGCACTCTCTCTGACCAGACGCCCGAGGCCGACCGCCAGGCGCAGGACCCCTATCGCCAGGCCATGGAGCAGGCCCAGCGGCAAGCCGGTCTGCAGCAGGCGCGCGAACGCGAACACGCTGAGCGCATGGCGCATCAGCGGTCTGGGCGCGATCCTAAACAACCTCTTGAGCCTTCCCTCGGGCCTGCCACCACCGCCGACCAGCCCCGCGACCTCACCATCGCCATTACGCTGACGCAGTCCGTCGTCCGGACGCTCCGCAATCACGGCATTGCCGTCCCGGCTCAAGCCGAGGCTGCCGTGCAGGGCGAGATGCAGCGCCTATTCCGCGAGGGCCCAGGCGGTCAATGACTGTCCGTGCCAGGCGGCGTGATGACGCGGGCCTCCGAGCCCGTGTCGACCGCGTGCACTGGCGCCTCGATGCGTCCACCGTCACCCGCCATGCCAATGGGATGGTCGACGCATGGGGTGTGGCCACCCGCGTCGGCGTCTTTTCCTACTCCGATGGCGAGGGTGGGACGGTCCGCGAATATGTCCCCCCGCAGGAGTTATTCGCACCTGACTCGATCGCCACTCTGCACGGGGTGCCATTCACGGTGCAGCATCCCGCCAGCGACGTCACTGCCGATAACGCGAGCGAGCTGACGCACGGGTGGGTGCTCGAGGTGCGGCCAAAGCCGGCGGATGGCACGATTGAGACGCGCATCCGGATCGCCACCAAAGACGCCTTGGCGGCCATCGAGGGCGGCACAGTGGAGCTCTCGTGTGGCTACGAAACTCGCGTGGCACCCACGAGGGGGGTCACCGATGCGGGTGAGCCCTATGACGCAATCCAGACGGAGCGTCGCTACAACCATTTGGCTCTCGTCGATATGGCAAGGGTGGGGCACGTGGCCCGCCTGCGCCTCGACGGTGTACAGCGACTCGCCACGGACCCCGACGACAGTGAGAACAGTGATATGGGCAAAGTAAAAGTGAAGCTGGCCGACGGGCGCACCATCGACGTGCCCGAGATTCTGGTGCCCGCGTGGAGAGCTGGACGCGTCGACGCTGCCAAGCGCAAAGACGCCCTCAATCCACAAGAGGTCACCATTGCCGGCGAGACGATGATTCTCCCCGAGGCGTTGGTGCAGCAGCTGCTCGCGCTTCTCGGTGGCGGGTCGGCCTCAGAAGCGGTGAGCGAGGAGCCACCGGCGAGCACCGAGGTGGCGGCCGTGCCTGACGCTGCCCCCAAGTTTGACAGCATGACAGCTGCCCAGATCCGCGCCGAGGTTGCCCGTCAGGTCGCCGAGGGAATCCGCCAGCACGCGGACGCCTCCGAGACCGAGCGTGGAATCCGCGAGATGGCCACCCGCATTGTGGGCAAGCGTCTTGACGGCAATGTCTGGGACGTCGCCGCCGTGGCCATCGGGCACGCCGCTGCCGACCGCCGCGACGACGCCAAGGCCCTTGCCACCCACGCGAAGAAAGACAATCAGCGTGCTCAAGGGCGGCTGCTCGGCATGCTCGAGATGTATGAGATGGCGGCCCGCGAGGACTCGGAGGACGTCGAGGTCGAGGACCGTGCCGACGCCGCAGAGTCGCAGATCGAGAGACTGCAGGACGCGCGTGCGCAGAGCCTGCCCACGGTGCGCATGGACAGCCTCGAGCGAGCGGCTGCCGAGTTGCGCCGCCGCAAGATGGACCGCAACCGCAAACCGGCCCAGGCGGCCGCGGGGAAGTGAGCTGACCAATGGCTATCCAAAACGGACTTGGAATCGTGAGCTACCCGCGTCGAATGTCGCGTGGGCTTGAGGGCGAAATCGCGGAGTCGCAGCTCATTTTGGGCGACACCTACCGTGTGCCGGCGCAAGGGCAGATCAACACCGTCACGATCGGCGGCGTTGGTGCGGACACGGACCGGGTGATCGTGCTCATCACGCTGCCCGATGGCACCGTGGTCACCGGCGCGGACACGACTCGTACGGGCGGAGCACCTGCGGATGACACGGCGATGGCGGCAGCGCTGGCGACCCAGATCAACGCCAATGCGAGCCTCAACAATCACGTGCAGGCGACCTCCGCAGCGGCGGTGCTGACCCTGACCTTTAGGCACCCCAACACCGTCTACACCGTGGCCACCCAGCTCACGGGCACGACGGGCGTCGTGGCTCAGACCCAGGCCCCCAGCGGTGTCGCGGTCACCCCAGGTCGATTCGTTGCGGCGGGGACCTCGATTGGTGGAATCCCCAGCGTGCAGGCGCTGGCGAATGCCGACGACGAGACGGCAGTGCGCGGAATCGTCGTGCGCGAGCATGGCGGCCTCAATCAAGGCGCGGTGCTGTCGACGGCGATTGACCAGGTGCAGCCTCCTGCGCTGGTCTCCGTGGCCTACCAAGGCAAGGTGCTGATGCGCAACAATGGCACTGTCGCGGCCGCGAAAGGTGGCGCGGTGTTTGTCGTCGTCAACAGCGCTGGTGGTCAGGAGCGCGGCATGGCACGCGCGGATGACGACGGCGCGAACGCAATTCAAATGTCGCTATCACGTGCGTACTGGGCGGATGCCACTCCGGCTGGGGCCCTAGGCGCAATCATGCTGCGCTGCTGATCCCAGGGAGACCACGACAATGAATACCAGTGCACTACGCAAAGCCGCCGCGGGACTTGAACTCCGAGTCCGCAATGACGCAATGTCCGAGGGGGCCGATCAGGTCGCCGCCAATGAGCGTGCCTATGCGGCGCGCAAGATTTTCGATCGGGTGATGAAATCCGACGCGGCTGAGGTCCTCAATCAAGGTCACCAGGACGCGCAGGGGGCGATCTACTTCGCTCAGCAGCTCGAATACGTGATGCGCGAGACGTATCGCGAGGAGTTCGACGACCTGCCGTTCGCGTCGGGGGACATCTTCCCGTTCGACAATGAGGTGCCTGAGAACGCCCGCACGTTCCGCTGGTACCTCTACACCGGCGCTGGCATTGCGCGGTTCATCAATTCGTATGCCGTCGGAAACCTGCCGCTCGTGAGCATGCAGGGTGCGATGCAGACCGGCCAGGTGCAGCCATTCGGCAACGCCTACGCCTGGTCCGTGCAGGACATCCGCGACAGCCAGCAGGCGGGCTACCCCCTACAGGTGGAGCTGGGCCGCATTGCCCGTCGTGCGCATGAGGAGCTCCTCAATGACACGATCGCGTGGGGGCGCTCGGACCTCGGGCTGCCCGGCGGTTTGAATCACCCGAACATCATCATCTCGGACTCTCCGGCCAACGGCACGGGGTCCTCGACGTATTGGTCGGCAAAGTCGGTCGACAATATCTTGGCGGACATTTTCACGCTGATCACGGGGCCTGAGTCGTTGACCCGCGGACGTGAGAAGGTGACGAACGTCCTGCTGCCGCGCAGTGCGATGCTGCTCGTCAGCACCCTGCGCCTTGGTACGACGGGTGAGACCACCACGGTGCTCGAGTACGTGCGCAAGGCGTATCCGGGCGTCGAGTTCCGCATCGTCGACGAGCTGTCGGCAAGCGGGTCGGGCGGCAACTTGAGCTCCGACAGCGCTTACGCCTACGTGAGGGCGGCGGACCGCGTGCGTGCGGTGGCGCCGATCGTGTTCCGTCAGTACCCCGTGCAGACGGTGGACTTGATGTTCAAGGTCCCCTGCGAGTCGACGACCGGCGGAGTCATCATGCAGCGTCCCCTCGCTGCCCATCGCATGGACGGCATCGGGCTGTCCTGAGGTACCCCATGGCACGAGCCCAATCCCAAGAGCGTAACGCCTACCCCCTCGGAGCTGAGGTGGTAGGTGGAATCGACGACCGCCCGCAGCCAAACGACGTGCTCGTGTACAACGCGCGCAGGGGCATTTACATGGCCCATCTGCCGCAGGTGGTCGAGGAGCACTCAAGCGAGCGGCAGCAGCGAATCCAGGTGCGCACGATGACCTGCTTCCCGGGTCTGACCTTCGTGCGCCGGAGCATGTGGGAGCAGCTGTATGTGACCCCCCGGGTGGCACAGCGCATTGCCGATGGGGAGCTCATGGAGGTCGTGGACTTCTCGGCGGTGCCGGGAATCCGCGCCTCTGCCATGGTGCGGGAGTCTGCCGACGTCGCCACCCTACGCCGCCTCCTCGAGGGGGAGCGCCGGGACGACGTCGAGCGAGCCCTGCGCAAGCACATCGACGAGGTCACCCGTGCCGAGCCGCAGCGCCCGTCGCAAGGGGCTGTCATCACGGCGTAAGGTCATGGCAGCTCGCTTTGCCACTGCTGCGGAGGTCGTCGGGGCCACGGGAATCGCCCCCGGTCTCGCCGTCCTCGACCCCTCGCTCGTCGACGCTTGGCTCCTCGTCGCCCAGGCGTACATCGGCCTGCAGGCGTGGGGCAGCGTGGCGAGCACGGGCCATGCGCTGCTGACCGCCCATTTCCTGGTCCTGCAGCCCGAGGCCGCAGCGGTCGGGGTGGGCGAGCAGAACGTGGTCGTCACCGCCGAAAGCAACGGACCCAGCTCGAGGAGCTTTGCTGTACCCAGCTATGAGGCGGGCGAGGCGGCGTTTGCCGGCACGATGTACGGGCAGCAGTTCATCGAGCTCCGCCGCGCCGTCCTCGCGGCGAGCTTTGGTGCCAGTGCACATGGCGGCCCCCTGTCGACGTCCTGGGCGACCGGGTACGTAAGGGGGCTCGTATGGTCGCGGTAGACCGCAAGGGGCTCGATGACCTGCAGAAGCGTCTGCAGATGATGGCAGGCCTAGAGCTACGCATCGGCATCATGGGTCCGGGCGGCGCCGACACGGGTCCCCACCCGACTGCCAAGGGGCTCAGCATCGCGGAGCTGGCGGCAATCCACGAACACGGCACCCCCACGCTTCCCGCGCGGCCCATCGTACGCGGGTACCTGGCCAACGGCGGGGAGCGGGAGCTGACGGCGGACCTCGAGGAGGTCACACGCAAGGTCATGGACGGAGCGGACCCTAAGGCGGAGCTCGAGCGCGTGGGCGCCAAGCATGCCGAGGCGATGCGAGCCCGGTTCGACCGTGGCATTGGCCCGGCCATCGACCCCAAGCACGACGAGGGGTCTCACGTGCCCCTGCACGACACGGGGGCGATCGCCGGAGCTATCCGCTACCACGTGGGGGCGCGCTGACATGGTGGCTCTTGGGCCCCCGAGGATGGCGAGCACGGTGGCGCGCTTCTGCGTACCTGCCACCCGTCGCCGCTATGCCTCGTCCTCGCGCAACTCGAGCGGGCTTGAGGTCATGGGAGCGGTGACTGAGGAGGTCATCCGCCTGCACGCCTGGCCGGCGGGCGGTCCGGACCAGCACCTGCCCGAGGGGTGGGAAATGGGGCGCACGATCGAGGGCTGCACGCCTGACGACGTCCGTACTCACGACGAGCAGGCCGGGCTGCGGGCTGACGAGGTGGTCTGGCAGGGAGTCACGTACGAGGTCGTGTCGGTCGCCGCCTGGCAGGGTGGTATGGCGCAGGACTCGGAGGTGTATCGGCAGATTCGCGCGGTGCAGGTCACCGGGCGTCCGGAGGGCACCTGATGCTCAGTCCAGCGCAGTCCGACGCGGTGCGGGCGTGGGTGATCGCGGCTCTCGGGGTCGATGACTACGGCCAGCCCCTGAACGTCCTGTCGCCCGCCCTGCCGCTTGTCCCCAGCGGCTCGGTGATCTGGGACCACCAGGACGGCCCCCGCCCCTCGGACGGTCCTAGGGTCGTCCTGAGCATCGTGGGGTCGGATGAGGCGGCGCCCACCGAGGACATCGACCGGACCGTCGAGGTTGACGGCGAAGAGGTGCTCGAGACGCGTTACCGAGACTTCCTGAACGTCACGCTCAACATCAAGTGTTACTCGCGCCGCAATCCTGCTGCTCCCTCCTTCAGCCAGGACGCGGACCAGATCGTGCGGCGGATCTGGTCCCGCGTGTATTCCCGGGCCTTCACCGTGGGACTTGACGCCGCGGGTGTAGGTGTCAACCGTCGCGGGTCGATCCAGCCTCTGCCGCGCCTCATGCGGGGTGTGCAATGGGAGACGGGCGCCGGGTTTGATCTGCGCGTCCATATCACGCCGATGGTGTACGAGCGCACGCCGTGGGTGGAGACGGTGTCCGGCGAATCTACGATCACCCCTGCGCCCCCCGAAAATCCCGAACCGTTCGAGTTCGACCTCACGCCGTAGGAGCGCCCGCTATGTCATTCGACACGCTCGTCAATCTCAATATCTCACTCAGCGAAGCTCCTATCCCCCTCACGTCGTTTGGCGTGCCGATCATCTTCGTCGCGCTATCGGGCCCGCAGGGGACGGCGTGGACGGCGGAGCACGGAGGCAACCTGTACATCGAGCTGACCCCGGCGACGTGGGAGGCCTCGTTGGCGGCCATCGGGGTGACGGATTCCGACCCGATCTACACGGCGGTCGCGACGATGTTCAGTCAGGAGGCGCAGCCGGACCGTGCGTACCTTGCCCGTCGGTCGACGGCAGTGGCCCAGGTGTCGACGATTACGGTGCCGGCCAGCCCGACGGACGGGACGTACACAGTCACGGTCAACGGGGTGACGCACTCGTACGTCGCCTCGGGGGCGAGCCAGACGGACGTGGCGAATGCGTTGCGCACGGCGATCAACGGGGGTGCTGCGGCGTCCGCTGTGACGGCGACGGGTACGACGTCGGTGGTTATCACGTCGGACGAGGCTGGCGTGGCATTCACGGCATCGGCCAGCATGTCGGGTGGGGCCACGGGGCTGTCTGCGGCTGTCACGACGCCGAACGTGGGCATCCGGAGCGACGTGGCGGCGGTCCGCGCTCAGGTCGACGACTGGTATCACGCGCTCGAGCTCACCCGCACGGCAGGTAGCGCGCGGGAGATCGCGGCTGCCACGGCGCCGATCCGCAAGATGTCGTGGTCGCAGACGAGCGATGCAGCCGCGCAGGCGGCGGGGTCGAGCGACATTGGCTCGCAGCTGGGTGCTCTGGGCTACGTTCGGCATGCGGTGGTCTGGCACGACGACGACGGCGAGTACGTCGATGCGGCGTGGGTGGGGCGTATGGCCTCGAGCCGGCCTGGCAACGCGACGTGGCATGCGAAGACGCTTGTCGGGGTTGACGGCATTGTGCCGACGGGCGAGTCGTTTCTGCACGCCAAGCGGTACAACTTCCTTGAGAGGTTTGTGGCGGCGCGGTTCTCGATGACGCGCAACGGGATCACGATTGGCGGTCAATTTGTTGACGTCATCATCGGACGCGACTACCTGCACAACCTCATCCAGACGCGACTAATTGAGCTACAGCGGGACGTCGATAAGATTCCGATGGACGAGACGGGTCGCGCGATGATTCGCGGCACACTGCGCGGGGCGTTGCTCGAGGCGGCAGGTGAGGGGCTCGTCGATGCGGACTCGATCAACATCACGGTGCCAGCGACGACAGCTCTGAGCTCTGCGAACCGGGCGAGCCGGCATTGGAGCGGCATTACCTTCTCAGCGCGCCTCACTGGGGCCGTGCACTCAATGACAATCAATGGCGCACTCGCGCCGTAAGGGGTCGATATGGACGGCGGATCACTCAGCTGGAAAAATGTGCACGTGCTGTGGGGCGGCATTCGTCTGACGGGTCGCGCCAAGGGCACGGTTGTGTCGGTGGTATTCAACGCCGAGGCTAACCGGGAGGTCGTGGGCATCGACGGTATCGGGTATTTCTCGATGAGCGATGATATCAGCGCCCGATTCACGGTCGTGCTCAACCTAGCGGCCGATCACAATGACATCCTCAGCGCCGATTTGAACGCGGATAGGGGTTCGCCGTTCGGCATAAAAAAGCCGCTGGTGATCGAGGACCTGAATGGTCGGACGGTGATGGCGAGCCCGGCCGCGAAGATCAACAAGTTCCCCGACGTGACGTACAGCGATGGTGAGGAGTCGCGGTCGTGGGTGTTTGTTGCCACGCGTGTATACGGTGTCGTCGGCGGACTGAACCCCACGCCCAATCAATAGGACCAGTGAAGCATGCAGCGACCACGACTCGACCGAATGCTTGGCGACCAGCGGGTGATCGTCGAGCAGCTCCCCCCGCGTCGCGGTATGGCCGCTGCTCTGCGTGCTGCTCGGGTGCTAGGCCCGACACTCGAGGCCTTGATGCTGGGCACTGGCATACAGCTGGGGCCCTGGCGCATGACCCCCTTGCAGGTCGCCGACCTGTACAAGCGCGACCCAAGGACCGGCGAATGGGGGAACGTGACGGTGTCCAACATGAGCACGGGTCAGGCGGTGCCAGAGACGGTCTCCCTGGGGACGCACCCGATCATGGCGGAGGCGTGGCTCGAGGTCGGCCGGCGGGTCCTCAACAGCCTCGAGCGGGTGGAGCCCGAGGAGGCTGTGGAGCTTGCCGAGCTGCTGCTCGTCGATGTGACGTGGGTGGGTGGCGAGCCGGGCGTACCGGGGACACAGCGCATCGTGAGAGCCGAGCAGCTCGACGACGTATTCCCGGATGCGTTCTCGCTCATTGGGGCCGTCAGGATGGGTGTGGAGCTCAACCTGCGCCCTTTCGTGCTCGTCGGCTCTACCGCCCTCGGTACGTCCGTGGCGCCGACCTGACACTCGACGAGACGCCGATCGGCTTTCCGCCGGACCTCCGAGGACCCAACGTCGACGACGTCTGGTACGTCTGGCGGCTGGTCCTCGACGGCATCAGCCTGCGGGAGATCGAGGAGTCATGGTCCATCGAGGACGTGCTCGATGCGAATGAGGCGCTCGACGTGTCGTCGGACCTCAGCGAATATCGGCGCCGCGTCGCGCAGCAGCAGGCTGACCAGGGGGGCCGGCGATGAGCGAGGTTGCGTCACTGTTCGCGAAACTGGGCATCGACGCCGACTACGCCTCGTTTGACAAGGCCGACAAGGCTATCGACGAGACTGGGAAGTCGCTCGAGGAGACCGAGAAAAAGGCCGGGGGTCTGTCGGGCGCTCTGTCCAAAGTGGGCGGCGTGCTGAGTGGCATGGCCACGGTGGCCGTGGGCGTGGGCGCGGCACTGGCGGGGGCTGCAGGGGCTGCGGTGCAGGGCTTTGCGGCGTATGGGGACGAGGTCGCCAAGTCGGCCGTGAAGCTGGCGGTTACGGGCGAGGAGCTCCAGAGGCTGAGGTTTGCGGCAGGTCGCTCGGGTGTCGACGTCGGTAGTTTGACGGGCGCGATTACCAAGATGAACACGGGCCTTACGGAGGCTGCGCGGACCGGCAAGGGGCCGTTTGCGGATGGCCTCGAGATGGCTGGGGTGGCGATCGAGGACCTTGAGGGGATGAACGCAGAGAGCAGGATCGGCCTGCTCGCGGACGCACTGCAGCGCATCGAGGACCCCACCGAGCGCGCGGCGACGGCCGCCAAGCTATTCGGCAAGTCCGCCGGCATCGAGATGGCGCCCTTGCTCAAGGAGGGGTCCGACGGGATTATCGGGCTCGGCGAAAAGGCTGAGGAGCTCGGGCTCGTGATGAGCGGGGACACGCTCAAGCAAGCCGAGGCCCTCAATGACGCGATCTCCGATGTCGGCCTACAGGCGAAGGCGGCGGGCGTCCGCGTGGGCGCTCAGTTAGCCCCGGCCTTTACCGACATGGCGCGCGGCGTCAGCGATTGGGTCGCCGCGAACGACCAATTCATCGAGCAGGACTTGCCTGCCATCATCACCGCCATCGGCGAATCTGTCGGGTGGCTCGCCACGACGCTGGTCGAGGGCTACCAGGAAGCCAAGCAGCTCGGGCGGGAGATCGGGTTTCTCTGGGACTCTGGCAAGGAGCTCGCGACTGGGATCGGAGAGACGCTGCAACCCGTATTGGAGGGCGTCACTACAGCCCTCTCGGACATGTTCTCGGGCTTTACGCAGGGGGCGCAGGCGATCGGCACTGCGATTGAGATGGTGCTCGAATACACGGGCGTGCTCGATATCCTGCGGGACGCCTGGAACAAGCTCCCCTTCATGGGGGAGAGCATCGACGAGCTCACCGACCGCCTGCATGGCGGGACGACCACGAAGCGAGGCAATGCGTCATTCCTCAACCCAGCGAACGAGGAGCGACGCTTGCGCGAGCAAGCAAAGGGGCAGCAGCAGCTCGCCGCCGCCATGAATGCAGCGGCCGTCACGACCGCCTTGGTGATGAAGTACGAGTCGACCGTCGGGCAGGGCTATGGGCGCCGCGTGCCGAAAAAACTGAAGCCGGGCAAGGGCAAGGGCAAGGGCAAGAAAAAGGTATCGGTCGAGGTGGATGAGGACGACGTGGACGACTTGCTCGACGGCGTACTCTCCGAGGACACGGACACCGTGGGGCGCGGTCTCAAGCCCGCCAAGTCGGGCAAAAAAGACGAGATCGAGGGCCTCATCAAAGGGGCTGCCGGCGGGGGTGCCACGGCGGTCGCGGGTGCCAGCTTCGTGCGCGTCGACGCCTCGTTCAACGCGCCCACGACGGTTAACGTCAACGTCGCCGCGCGTCGCGGGGAGAGCGATGTCGCGGCGGGTCAGCGCATTGGCGAGGCGGCAGCGGACGCCATGACGCAGCGCAACAACACCGCCTACGACCACTATCGGCAGGCAGTCCGACCTTAGAGAATTGCCATGCCCGACTTGATCAAGATATTCACGCGTAAAAGACCCCAGTTCGGGAAGCTGTCGAGCTCGGACACCATCGAGCTCGATGTCTCCCTTGCCGAGGAGCACTCGATCGAGGCGGAGGCCACCGAGGAGCCCGTGGCCTCGGGCGCCCTGGTAGCCGACCACATCATGCTGCTGCCCCGCACGCTCGTGATCACCGGGGTGGTATCGGCCTGCACCGAGGACCCCCTGCCGACCCTATCGTCGGTGCCCAGGATGGCGCGTCATGTCCACACCTGGGGGAAATTCGTCGACCTGATCAAGTCGCGGCAGCTCTTTGACGTCGTCACGACACTAGACGTCTACACCGACATGTTCGGGCGCCGCGTGTCGACCTCGCGGTCTCCTGAGGATGGCCGCTCACTCATCATCCGGGTCGAGTGCCGCAAGATGGAGTTTGGCAGCGTCGATATCGCGCAGCAGGTGGCCGATGCTGCATTCGAGCTGGCGGCTGCCGAGGTCGACCTCGGGGTGCAAGGGACGATATAGGCCATGGCGGACCAGATACTCCTCGCCCCCTCGGCAACTGACAGCATGGCGATGCGCTTTCGTCAGCGGCTTGACGACGTCACCATTAGCATTCGACTCAACTTCAACACGCGGGCGAGGCTGTGGGTGATGGACATCTATGCGCAGGACGGTGCACCCATTGTGCAGGGTCTGGCGCTCGTCGAGGGCACCGACCTCTGGGCGCCGTTCCGCCACGACGCCAGGCTACCCCCCGGTCAGCTGTTTGTGGTCGACACGAGCGGCAAGCATCGCGACCCCGGCAAGGATGACCTGCGCAGCGATATCAGGATCGTCTATCGAAGTGCCGCGGACGTTGCTGCGGCAGTTGGCACGGCGGAGGAGATTCACTGATGGTCGAGTTGCTGCAGCGGGACCGCCATATCGCCGTCAATGTCATCCCGATGGACGGGCCCGGCATCTTGGTGAACCCGCAGGCTCACTCGGCAGGTCCGGGCAATGAGTTGCGCGTGCAATTCACCGTCAATAAATCGCTGACGCATGAGCCCAACACGGCGGAGATTCGCATCTACAACCTCGGGCAGATTGAGCGTCGGCGTGCTGACGGTGTGATCAAGTCGGTCGACGATGACGTCGGCATTGGCGCGGTCATCGATGCGCGGGAGCCCTCCACCGCCTTCGTGCAGGTCTTTGCCGGCTACGCAGGGGCCGTGGCAGAGGTGTTCCGGGGCGGCGGGGCGAGCGTGGAGCATCGGCACGACCGGGTCGACTGGGTGACGACGATCCGCGCAGGCGAGCACGCGTGGGCCCTATCTCAGGCGACGGCCAATCGCACGTTCGCTCCCGGCACTCCAGCGCTGTCCGTCCTGCAGTACCTGTGCAAGGTCCTCGGGGTTGCACTGGCACCAGGGGCCATTCCCTCGGGGCTCGCCTCGTACACCCTGCAAGGGCCGCTGGTCTGCTTCGGCCGCGCCCGAGATGCACTCGACAGCCTGCTCGCCTCGCTGCCGCTGGAGTGGTGGGTCGACGACGGGGTGCTGGTCCTGCTCGAGCTGCCTGGCATACAGGCGGAGCTGGGCCTCGCCCCCTCGGTGTCGACGCTACCGCTGCCGGTCGTCATCGTGTCCGTGGAGCCGATTGCCGGGGCAGCGGCCCTACTGGAGCAGCCACAGCGGACCGAGGGCGGTGGGGCGCGTATCCGCATGAGGCTTTGGCCGACCCTGCGGCCGGGCCAGCGGATGACGATCGCTGGTGGGCAGAGCGAGCTATCCGGGTCCTACCGCGTCGAGCGAATCACGCACACCGGCGATAATAGGGGCGGACAATTCGTGACCGAGGTGGAGCTTCGGGGATTGGGAGTCTGACGATGGGACCGATGGGACTGCTCGATAAGCTCCTCGCCGCCATGGGCATCGCCCGTGACGGCACCCCGATCCGCGCCACCCCTGGGGACGCCACGGCGGTACACGAGACCCGCGAGGCGGAGCAGGTGGCTGTCCTGTCCGTGCTCGACCCGCAGGCAGTCACGACCACGGTCGACCTCATGGCAGAGGCTAGCCGGGCCGAATACGAGAACGGCCACAACAAGCGCCGCCGCTACCCGCCGGTCGACCTGCGCAAGCGCAGGGTGGTCGCGGTGCTGCATCAGACGGGGTTCACGTGGCGCCCCTCGAATACCCGCCATGCCCTCATCACGGCGCACGACGTCATCCGGGCAGATGCGGCGACGGTGCACCTGCACCCGTGGACGACCCGCCTGGTTGCCGCCAATCGGTTCGATCGGGCGCCGTGGCATGCGATCAACCTCGAGGTGGTCACCAATGCCGAGGGTGTCGACGGGCGGGGCAACTGGTACCGCCCGGACCTATTCGGCAAGGGGCGCGCGACCGACGCGCAGATCGAGGCCGCCTGGCGCTGGGTGTGCTCGGTGCAGGAGGGGCTCGACGCCCTCGGGGTGGAGCTCTACGGCATCGCTCCGCACATCGTGAGCGGCCGGGACAAGCATGGCAGGCCCAACCGGACCATCGACCCCGGCTCGCGCATATGGTCGCTCGTCGGCGAGCGTGCCGGCGCTGAGCTGGGCCTGCGGGTGCCCGGCCCTGGGTGGACGCTGGGCGGGGCTCCGGTTCCCGACTCCTGGCACGGGCCTTACTGGCCACGCTGCCGTCATTTCCTCGACGGGTCGACAATCCGGATGGACGGCCGCGTCGCATGAACGTGCGGGACATCGACGTCGCACTGTGCTCGCTGCAGATGCGCATCGTGACCGGGCGGATTGGCCGGGTCGTGTCGTACGTCGATGCCACCGGGCGTGCCACGGTGCAGCTGCTGCGCCGCCCGAGAGACCGTCGGGGCCTGCCCATCCTGCAGCCGCCCATCCCAGGCGTGCCTGTGCTGTGGCCGGGCATCGGAGGGCAACTGGCAATCCGCGGGACCCTCATGCCGGGGGATGACGTCCTGCTCGTCGCCCTCGACCGCGACCACTCCCCCTACTTTGCGACCGGCGCCCCATTCGACGCGGCGAGCGAGCGCATGCACGACCTGAGCGACGTCGTGGCGGTCCCCGTCTCGTTTCGCACGCCGCCTGGCACCTTGCCGGGGACCATCCGCATCGGTGGACCAGGGGCGGTTCTGGGCAACGTGGCAGGCACGCCTGCGGCAGCAGCCGCCCTCACTGCGGCGATCGACGCCCTTGCAGCGCTTGCCATTCCGCCTCTGGGGACCGCGCTCACACCCGTGCCCGCAGACCCCTCGGGCACCGCCGCGGCGGCTGCTCTCAACGCGATCATCCTCACCTTGCTCCCCCTCCTGCGGACTCTATCGGTGTCCAACGTCGTCCTCACGGAGTAGCTATGACGCAGCTGCGCATTGACCCAGTCACCCGCGACCTCGTCCGAGAGGGCGACACCTTCGTGCGTGTATCGGGGCCGCAGGAGTATCGGCAGCACGCGCAACTGCGCCTGGGAATCTTTGAGGGCGAGCTGTTTCTCGATGCGCGCAATTTCACGCGCTGGCTGGGGATGCTCTTCGAGAAGGGAACCCTTCCACAGCTCTCTGAGCGTCACCTCACCGAGCGCATCCTGGGCACCCCTGGTGTCGTGTCCGTGACCAGCATCGAGGTGTCGGCCCCGAATGCACTGCGCAACGCCACGTGTCGATGGTCGGGCGCCACGTCTGCAGAGGATGGTCGCCGCCGCATCCCCACGCACGACGTCGTGTCACTTACCATGCCAACTCTGATCGACGGAGGCTGACGTGCCCACTTTCGCCCTCACCGATGCCGGTCTCGAAACCCCCCGCCTGCTCCCCGACGTGCGAGCGCGGGTCGTCGATTTGTGGCGTGCCAAGTTCGGCGCCAATGCGCAGACCTCGAGCGACTCCCCCGACGGGCTCATCATCGACGTCCTGTCGCTGCTGATGACGCTGCATTGGGAGGGTGTCGCGCAGCTCTACCTGCAGAGCCACGTGCGGACTGCCACGGGCGCAAGCCTAGCGATGCTCCTCGACCCCTTTGGCAAGTCCTACCTGCCCGCCACGCGGTCGACGGCGAACCTGGTGTGGTATGGGGCCGACGCGACGAGCATCCCGGAGGGCAGCATCGCCACGACGAGCAGCCCGGACGTCCGCTTTGCGACCGACACGGCGGTCACGACCGGCACCGCGACATGGGTTGCGCGGGTGGACACGGTGGCCAACCTCACCCTGTACAGGCTGACGGTGAACGGGGTGCAGTACCCGATCACCAGCGGGTCCCCGGCGAGCGGCCCGGCAATCGTGGCGGCGCTGGCTGTGGCCCTGACAGCAGGCGGCATCGAGGCTTACGAGGCGGGCGCGGATGCGGATGGGCGGGCGCTGCTGGTCGTGGTGGCAGGGCCGACGGTGACGGTGACGGCTGGCGGGATGACGGCCTACCGGGCGGCCCAGGTCGCATCGACGGCCACGGTGGAGGGGCCGACGATTGCTCTGGCCGGCACGCTCAACACAGTCGGAACCCCGCTGACCGGCATCGAGGGGGTGACGACGTACGTAGATGCGGACTTGGGGCGCCTGCAGGAGACCGCCAGCGAGCTGCGGGCCCGGCACTTCCGCAGCCTCAACAGCGGGGGCAATGCGAGCGTCGAGGCGATCCGCTCCCGCCTGCTCGACCCTGCCCAGGCTCCCGGCGTGGAGCAGGCCATCGTGCTGTCCAACAGGACCGACGACATCGACGCGAACGGGCTTGACCCTCACAGCGTGGAGGCCATCGTGCTCGGGGGCGAGGACGCGACGATCGCGAATCTGCTGTTTCAGACAGTGGCGGCAGGCGACGCCTACTTTGGCAACACGTCAGTGGCTGTAACGGACTCTGCGGGGGGCCTACACACCGTCCTTTTCTCGAGGCCGACAGAGCTCTACTTGCACCTCAATGTCGTGATCACCCCAGGCGAGGGATGGCCGACGGTGGGCGACCCACTCGGTGCCATCCAGGCGGCCATCGTGGCCTACCTCGGGGAGGGTGGGGCTGGTGAGCTCAAGATGGGGACTGACTTCCGACGGTTCGCGCTGGGGTACCCGATTAACACGGCGGCTCCGGGGGTGGCGGGGGCGACGATCACCGCGGACACGACCCCTGCGCCTGGGGATACGCCGACGCTGCTTGCCTCGGACATCGCCGTCAATTACCGGACGATTCTGCGGGTCGACTCTAGCCGGGTGACGGTGACGACATGAGCACTGACACGCCACTCAATCTGCTCGTCGACCCGGCGGCATTCCTGGCCGCATTCGCGGACGTTCTAGGACCCACCAAGGTCGACGAGGAACCGGTGCTCGACCACCGATGGCGTGTGGGCGCGCGGTGGGTGAATCTCGTCGACGACTTCATGCTGGCGGCCCAGGAGTTGGTCGTCGGCCTCGAGGAACGCATTGCGACGCTGGAGAGCGGGGGGACGCTAGCGGCGGATGTCGCTGCCCTCGACACCCGTGTCGATGCACTCGAGGCGACGCCGGGCTACTCGCCCTCGTTTGGCGTGCCGGTCTCGGTAGGGGCGGCGAACAGCGCTGGCGTGGCGACGACAATCGCTCGTTCCGACCACGTCCACGCCGCCTCGTTTGGCACTCCCGTGCCGGTGGGGGACTCGCTCTCCGCTGGTGTGGCCACGACGGCCGCGCGGTCGGACCATGTGCATTCGGTGTCGATCTCCGCGGTCAACCGTGTGTTGTATGACGTGGACTTCTCAGCGCAGCCGACATTGGCGCTGACGAATGGTACGCGGACGGTGGATGGGCGCGGGTGGACCGTCAGCAATGCGACGCTGGCGGGGACGTTCGCGATTACCAACGGCACTGGATTTCAGTGGGTGCACGGGACGTCGACGGGGTCTTACGAAATGACCGCGGGCACGCAGACGTCGCCCGTGTTCGAGATCGCGGCCGGCACACTGATTCCGGGGTGGGACCCACGGGGCACCTACGCATTCGAGTTTTACTTCACGACGAGTGTGCTCGAGAGTTCCGCGCGTTGGCAGTTTCACGTGCGTTCGGCGGCCGGCACTCCGACGGGGTCGTCGTCGCGTCTCATTGGCGTGGGGCGCCGAAACCTGGCGGGCGTTATGCAAAACATGATCATGAACGGGTCGACGACGCAGGCGACCGTCAACGCGGGCACAGAGAATTGTATGAGCATCGTGATCGATCCATGGGGTCGCGCGATGCAGAGCATCGGCACCTACGCCAGTGGCTTCCCGATGCTCGAGTCCATTGGCATTCTGCAATACACGATCGCCACACTTGGCGCCTACTGCCGTGCGGACATGCTGGTCGGCTTTTCTTTCGCCAGCACGAATGACGCGACCCCGACAGATGCTCTCACCGTCAACCGAATGCGCGTCCTGAGGGTGGGCTAATGGCCGACGAAACAACTGAGCTCGACCTTGACCAGACCCCCGCCGCGTACGCAGCCGCGAGCGCTGCAAGGTGGGTGGGTCACGTCAATGAGGACGCGGCCATGGACGCCCCGTCGGCGATGGTCAAGTACATCACGGCGCAGTGGGCCAATGCGGCGGACAATGCCGAGAGGCAGATACAGCGCAAGATCACCAAAGTCTTGGTCAACGCTGCGGAGCACGCGACACTGCAGGCGGCGCTGGCTGACGCGGCCGCGCAAGGTGGCGGCGAGGTGTATCTACCTCCCGGGGACTGGCCGATTACGGCGCGGCTTGACGTGCCGAGCCGGGTCACGATTCGAGGGGCTCGAGGGGCGCGGATCGTGGTGCCCAACGGGGCGACGTACCCGGCACTCGACCTTGATGCGGTGACCGATGTGGCGATTATCGGGGTGACGGTTGCGAGTGCGGGCACGCCGGGGTCTGGTGGGTATGCGATGCGTATCCGCGGGGCCTGCTCGGACATCGAGGTGGAGCGCTGCTACGCGGCTGGCATGGCGGGTGGGTTCATCGTGCGCGGCGAGGAGGGGAGCACGCCGGCGACCGCCAGGGCCATCACGTTCGACCGCTGCCGCGCACACGACACCGTCGCCCTCTGGGGGTTCGAGGCGAGTGAGTGTGCCGACGTCATCTTTCGACGATGCCGTGCGGACCGCAATTGGCTCGACGGCTTCAAGGTCCGACGAGACACGCGCAATGTGACGCTTGACCACTGCTCGGCGTCAGAGAATGGGCAGGCTCCGTCGAGTGCGGGCGATGGCATCGACGCATTCGCGGGCGGTGACACGTTCCTCATTCTCGGTGGGGTTTTTGACGGCAACCTCGGCAACGGAATCACGATCAAGACGGACTCGCTGACGCGGGATGATGCCGCGACGTACGGGTACGTCCGCAATATTCAGGTGATCGGGGTTAGGTGTCGAAATAACAATCCTGGCTATGGCATGGGCATTTACGCGTATCGTGCGACGCGGAATGCCTACTTTGACAATCCGCCGAGCAACAACGCTACGACGATGCCGATGCCCTGTCACGCGCTCGTCGTCGGGGGACATTTTGAGGGCAATCGGGAGACGGGTCTATGGCTGGATGCGCACAACCTGGTGTGCTCGGGGTCGCTCGTCAAAGCCAATGGCGAGCATGGCATCGAGGTCGGCACGCGAGCGATCAACGTTACCCTGCGCGACTGCATGGTCGTCGCCAATGGGACCCAGGCGGGCACGTGGAATGGTGTCTACTTGCGCGGCAAGCATATCCGCATGCTGGGCGGGCACGTATTCGGCGTCGACCCTGACGCGGTGTTCGTCGATGCGACGTTGACTGCCGCCACGCCGACGCACGACCGCAATATCCTGGTCGACTCCACCTACTCCGAGGACGTGGTCATTCGCGATGTCATCCAGGCCTACTCGGTGCAGTCGCAGGGAATCCGCACCAACATGACGACGGGACACTGCGTCATCCACCAGCGCGGCACGGGGTCGCCGGCGAACCTGGTCTATGGCGGCATGGGGTCGACGTGGGTGCAGACGGACACGACCGATGGCGTGGGGGCGCTCTGGGAGAAAACCTCAGGGGCTCCGAACGCGCCGGGCACGGGGTGGGTGCGCAGGGTGATGGGGCGGCAGACGGCAGTCACGGCGGCTGACATTGCGCTGCATGCCAACTGGGGGGCTGGGGCGAGTGTCAGCGTCGATGCGGGGTCGACCGAGGAGTCAGGCCGCATGGTGATCACGGTCGGCACGACGCCAGGGTCGCAGCCGACAGCGACGATTACATTCCCAGGAGGGGCCTACTCTGTAGCGCCTCGCTTCCAAGCCTGGCGCAATCAGGGCAACGCGAGCAACGCCGTGGCGACCGGCATTGTCTACACGTCGGACCCCACCACGACGACAGCGGCCGTGTTTCCTAGCGGGACCCCGACGGCAGGCACGACGCTAGGTATCTCCTGGCGCATCACCCCGAGGAGCGGCTGACCAATGAGCCTCTTTGGATCGGCATTTGGTTCACCCTTTGGCGCGGGGACGACATGGGCACCGGATACAGAGCTACCGATCGGCGAGCTCTCGTATTCGCAGACAGCCCTCGACCGGCTGTGGAAGCAGCTCGAGGGGCTGCCCAACTGGAGCGCCCTCATGGAGCTCATGGGGCAGATGCTGCAGGAGAGCGAGCTCGTGCTCGACCAGATCCGCGGCGGCAACTCGGTGCGCACGGCGACCGGGGCGACCCTCACCGAGATCGGCTATGGCTTTGGCACCCCGCGTGGTCCGTGGGTCGATGACGACGACCTGTATCGCCTGGCCATCTACGCCGATGCAGCCTCACTCTACGCGTCGGGCACGATCCCCGAGCTCATCGACCTGCTGCAGCGCATGGCACCGACCAGCCAGGTCATCGTGCGCCGGATGGGCATCGTGAAGCACATCCGCGCGACAGTGACCGACCTCGACGCGGACGTCTACCAGGCCATGCGCTCGCTGCTCATCGACGTGCCGGCGGCGGGAGACAATCTGCAGCTCGAGACCTATGACACGGCCGTGGTCGGCGGGTGGCAGAGCGTCCACGGGGGCGCGACCCCGCTGGGCTCCTGGTCCTCGACGGCCGGCGGCGCAGTCGTCCGGCCCCTTTGGTCTCACGCACAACCCATGGGAAGCTGAGCTATGCCCACCGCACCATCACAATCCCTGCCCGCGTGGGCGACCGACGGCGCTTATTCTGCACCTGGCGAGCCGTGGAATGGTCAGCCGCGGGTCAACAGTTCGGGGCTCAGCGCATTCGCGGCCGCGGGTCTGACTCCTGAGCTGCCCACCAATGCGGAGCAACTCAATGCCTGGCTCGCACTGGCGCGGGAGCATATCGAGTATCGCTACCGCACGCCGGTCGTGACGCTCTTTGGCCACGGGATGGATTTCGCGGTCACCATCGGCGCTGGCGTCACGACGCTGACGGCTGACATGCATGCGGAGACGCTGGTCGTGCAGTCCGGCGGTGAGCTGCGGACCAACGGCTACCGGGTATTCGCGCGCACCTCGATCACCGTCGACGTGGGCGGGATTATCTCGTGTGACGGCAACCCCGGCGGTTTGCCGTCGGGCGCGACTGCAGGGACGGCCGGTGCTGCTCGGGCTGCGGGAACGCTGGCGGCGACCGTGGCCGGCGGGCCTGGTGGGGCTGTAGGCGTAGCGGGAGTCCAAGGGCCGGGCGTCACCTATGCGCTTGGGCGCGAGGGCGGCGATGGTGGCACTCGATCGGGCAACGCCGGCGGGACTGGGGGGATCGTCGTCGCCCCCACGGTGGCCAACGGTGGCAGTGCGACGGTGCCTCTCGCTGGCGGCCAGGCCATGAACCGCCTAGGCCACCTGCTGCAAGCCATCAACGGTCGCGCTCTAGATGGGACCCTGTTCACCGGCGGGGCGGGAGGCGGGGGTGGAGGTGGCGATGCGGCGACTCAGGGCGGAGGCGGGGGCGGAGCAGGCGGGGGCGTCATGTCTCTGTGGGCGCCGATGATCGCGAACAATGGGATTATCCGTGCGGTCGGCGGGAATGGTGCCGCGCCGGCCAGCGGCGGAGGCGGAGGCGGAGGCGGAGGCGGGGCGATCATCCGCGGAGCGGTGTATGGGTCCATCACCGGCTCTGGCACGTGGTCGGTGGCTGGTGGGACGGGCGGTACCAGTGGCGGCAATCCGTCGGGAGCCAACGGTACGGCCGGGCACTTCTACACGTACGAGGTCTAGATGGCACGCAAGGTCAGACGCGACGTCGACGCCCATAAGCGGGAGCGCACCCTGACCACGCCGGTGCAGCAGCAGATCATCAGTCACATCGAGTCGGGGGCCCGCTTCGCGCTGGCGTGCGAGCTTGCTGGTGTGCCGGGCCCCGTGGCGGACCGCTGGCTATCCCTGGGTCTCACCAGACTGCGCCACATCGACGCCTGCGAACGCCAGGGGGTGAGCTCGCCCCCGATGAATGAGCACGCCTACTTTGCTGGGGAGGTCGTGGCCGCCGAGAGTCGGGCGGAGCTGGGCATGCTGGCCATCGTGCAGAAGCTCGCCACGGACCCTCTGATCGAGCCGGCTGTCCGCCTGAGGGCGGCGACATGGTGGCTGTCCAAGGCCTCTCCTGCGCGCTATGGGCCTCAGGCGGGCATGGGTGTGCCGGCGATCGCCCCGGAGACTCCGGAGGCATCCGTCGATGTGGTCATCGAGCGCCTCCACGCCGTCTCCCGACGCATCCTCGACGTGCAGGCCCTGCCTGAGCCTGGAGACGAGGGCGAAGAGTGAGCGCGCGGGCGCAGCGTGGCCTGTCTCCAGCCGAGCAGGTCGCCATGCTGCCCCATGCGCAGCGCGAGATGTTCATCCGCGAGCTGCCCGAGGACGTGCAGCGGGCGCTGCCCTACTCGCGCGATTTCTGGGCCAGGCCCGAGCAATGCTGGGAACCCGGGCCGGAGATGTTCACAGCCTATTTCGCGGGCCGCGGGTGGGGCAAGGGGTTCACGGGGTCACATGCCACCATCTACGTCGCCCAACACCCATGGCTCGCTGGCGGGCGCAAGCCTAGGGGGCCTGAGGACCGCACGTATGGTCGCGGGGCGATGATTGGCATTGCCGGCCGTACCCTGTCGGACGTTATTGCGCAGCAGGTCGAGGGACCCAGCGGGATATTCGCGTGGTCGCCACCGGACTTCGTGCCGACGCTCAACAAGAACGCCAAGCTGCTGACCTGGCCCAATGGCGCGCAGGCTCGCCTGTTTTCCGGTGACGTCGCAGCGGCTAGTCGTGGCTCAAACCTAGGCTTTCTGTGGGCGGATGAGCTGGCGTATTGGGCAGCTAGTTGGGAGGCCTGGTCATCATTCAAGATGGCGCTCAGGCATGGGCCACAGCCGCGCGCCGTCATCACGACGACACCTCTGAGTATCCCCGCCATCTTGTCGCTGTATTACGAGTGCGACGAGCACGGGGTCCCCCTGCCGATCGACACGCGTAAGCCCCATGACGAGCACGGCAACCTCAATCCCAGGACACGCGTCGTTCACGGGTCGACGACCGACAATGCTGCAAACGTCCCGCGCGAATGGCTGACCGAAATCGTCGCCACGATGACCGGTAAGCTCGCGATGCAGGAGGTGCACGGACGCCTGCTCATGGGCAGCGCCGGTGCCCTTTGGAAATACACCTACTTCAAGCGCATGGACCGGGTGCCGGATGATGTCGAGCTGACCGACATTGTCATCGCTGTTGACCCTGCCGCCTCTGTCATCGAGGGGCAGTCGATGTCCGACGGTTGCGAGGTCGGAATCGTCGTGGCGGGCATGTCTCGTGATGGTCGCCTGTGGTACCTGCAGGACCGCTCAGGCGTGTGGACGCCCAATGAGGCCGGGGACATCGTGGTCGAGCTGCTGCTCACCTACCCCTCTGCGCGCGTCGCAGCCGAGCGCAATTTCGGCGGGACGTACGTCGAAAATAACGTGCGTGCTGCGGTCGAGAGGTATCACCGTCTCAACCCCAATAGGCGCGGCATACAGCTGCGCTACCTACCCCTGCAAGCGACCCGCAATAAGCTCGAGCGCGCCTCGCTGGTCGTGGGCAAGTGGGAGGAGGGTCGGGTCGTCCACGTGGGTGACGGGACTGCGGCGCCCTATCAGCAGTGGGTGCGCCTTGAGTACCAGATGGCCTATTTTTCGGGTAAGGGGGCGAGTGACCGCCTCGATGCTGCGGTCTGGGCGGCCCTCGCTCTCGACGGGCAGCACTCCGATATGCAGGCCGTGCGGGCCATGACCGATGTCGACGCATGGCGTCGGGCTGCGGCTCTCGCTAGCGCCCGCCTGCGCACCCCACTTGCGGGATTCCGCGTGCGATAAGGAGACACCATGGGACGACTCGCTGACCGACTCCTAGGCCGCATGGACGCCAAGCCCCTCCCCACGTCGACGAGGGTCCTGCAGCGCCAGGACGGCTGGACCAATCCCGCGACGGGTCTGGGTGGCCCATTGCACCGCACGATGTGGACGCGGTTCGAGCCGGATGAGCCGCTGACGTCGTATGACGTCGACGCCTTGATGCGGGGGTCTGCGATGGCTCGGCGCATCGTGTCGCAGGAGCCCGACGACTGCACGCGGGAGGGCATCGACCTGCATCACGTTGACCCCTCCGTGGTCGACGAGCTGCATGCTCGGCTCGCTGCGATCGGTGACCCCGATCAGGGCGGATGGTGGGGTGAGCTTGCTTTGGCGCGAACGTGGGCGAAGGCGTATGGCGGATCGGCCATCATCCTGATCGTCGCAGATAACCTACCCCTCGAAGCTCCCATGGGCGTAGGACCCCTGCAGCAGGTGATGACCGTCGACCGTCACAGCATGCGGCCTGAGGGGACGGACAAGTGGTGGCGGGCGGAGAGATGGCGGATCGGCCAAGGCGGGTCGCATGACATGGTCGTGCATCGCTCGCGCATGCTGTTTTTCCGAGGCTTTCGCCTGACCCCGCGCGAGGAGTTTGCGGCCGGTGGGTGGGGTGGGTCGGACATCGACCTTGCCTGGGCGGAGTTGCGCAACTGGTCGGTGACCAATGACCACGCCGCCGAGGCTGTGCAGCTGATGACGCAGACCGTGTTCTCGCGCAAAAACACCGACATCGCCAAGGGTGCTGGGTTGGGCGACGGGTTGGCGGAGCGTGCAGAGGTGCTCGCCCTGGGCCTGGGTCTATTCGGGGCGCACATGCTCGACATGGATAATGAGCGGATGGAGGTCGTCGGGCGTCCCATTGCCGGGATACAGGAGGGGTCGAGCATCATCGACCGCGCCCTGGTCGCAGTCAGTCGTATCCCCCGCGTCATCCTGTTCGGCGAGACGCCGGGCGGGCTGCACTCGGGCGAGGCCAGCGGGGAGATCCGTGGCTGGTACAGCTTTTGTTCGACGCTGCAGGACCGGCATTACCGACGTCCGACGCAGCGCATCCTCGACCTGCTCACGGCGGAGTTAGGTGTCGAGCCGGCGGCGTTTGACTGGTTCCCGCTCTGGGCACCGTCGGAGATGGATCAGGCCAACATCGATGTCACCCGCGCGAGCAGGCGGGAGATCGACATCCGGAGCGGCATCGTCTCCCCTCAGGAAGCCAGGACGGATGCTGACCTGCATCGCCATTATGACCTCGACCCCGAGGCGGAGGCGCCTGGTACGGTCACCGAGGAGCCAGACCCGGCGCTCGTCGACCCAGTGCCGCAGGCCGGCGACCCGCCTCCCGACCCCATCGACGGTACCGATGCGGCGGAGCTGCTCGGGGTCCGGCCCAATGTCATCCACCGTCTCGCGGCTAAAGGTGCGTTCCCCGCGTGGCGCGTGGGAGGACGTTGGAAATATAGTCGCGCTCACATCATTGAGCACGCCCGCAAAAACGTCCGTATGCTGCCGTCGGCTCAGGGGCAATGACCATCCTCTCGCCCGAGGCTCTCGTCGGTCAGGCGTCGCGCGACCGCGGCGTCATCGCCCATGCGTGGGCGGAATCGCGGCGAGCTCTCAAGGCTGCGCTGCTTGATGCGAGGATCACCGAGGTCGTGGTCATGGTGGGTACACCTGGCTCGGGGAAGTCGACTTGGGCCGCCGCCAATGACCTGCCGCATCGGGTGATCTTTGACGCCGTATTTGCCGACCCTGGGCGGCGTCGGCAGATCGCCCGTCAAATCCGCGCGGCCGGGAAAGACGCCATTTGCGTGTGGGTGCGGACCCCTTTGGATGAATGCCTGCGTCGGCAAGCTTTGCGCCCTGTCTGGCGTCGCGTCCCGGGTGCGGTATGCCATAGGGCCGCGTTGGCATTCCACCTGCATCCCCCTAGGCAGGCAGGTGAAGGGTGGTCGCAGCTGTTGCAAATCGACGGGACAATGTGATCGCAATGGCCGACACCAGACCACAGCCCGGCTCACCGCGCCCCTCGGTGCCGTACGCCGCCGTGCCTGGTGCCGAGAGAGGTCGCAGGCCGGCCGTCCCTGAGAGCGCCCCTGTGGCCCGCGTAGAGCGTGTGGAGCCCCGCCGGCCAGCTGCTCCGCCCCCGCCTCCTCCGCCGGTGCCTGGTGCCAGCTGGACGCCTGAGGAGCTGTCTGCCATCGAGCAGATCGTCGAGATGGCCCTCGAGCGCCATGACG